TTAGTAAACCTCCTCCTCCCCCTCCTCCTCCAGAGCAAGAAATGGAGATGTATCAGACGGGGATTGAAGGCGAGAGCCAAACACCAACATACGGCTACAGGCCAAAGGCTTCGGCAGCACCACCACCACCTCCTCCTCCTCCTAATCAAGAGATGGAGATGTACCAAACAGGTATTGAAGGTGAGAGTCAGTTAGCAACCTATGGTTATAGACCAGTATCTCCTGCGCCAGCTAGTTTTTTAAGTGGCAATGCTCCTGTTGAGCCTAAAGCACCAGATAGTATTGCCTATGAAGACAATCCTTTCATGTTTAATGATGTAGCACAATTATCTTCACCACTTGGAGAAATTGTGGGACAAGCACCAGTAGGACTCGCTCCAAATAGCATCAGCAATGACGCTTATGAAAATGATCCAGCTTATTGGGATAGAGTGATGGCAGACGCAAAAAACGTTGGAATGAATCCTGCACCTGCGCCACAACCTATTCCTACACCTGTTACTCAAACACCAGTAACACCACAGCCTGCACCAACACCACCTCCTGCGCCTGTGGCTGTAGCACCTCCACCTGTGGCGGCAACCCCTGTGGCTGCCCCTCTTGAGCCTGTGGGAACACCTGCTCCTGTGGCGGCTACACCTGCACCTACACCTGTGGCGACACCCGCACCAGCAACACCAACCCCGACTGCGAGTCCAACTATGGCAACAGCAACTACATCCAACATTGACCCAACAATTCAACCATATTTATCTTATGGTTTATCAGAAGCCCAAAAGCTATACCAAGGCGGTGGGCCTCAGTACTATGGTGGTCAGACTTATGTAAGCCCCTCACAAGCCACTCAAACTGGTTTACAGGCTTTGGAGCAACGTGCCACTCAGGGTAGCCCCTTAACTGGTGCGGCTCAAGGTCAACTGCAAAGTACCATTCAGGGTAACTACCTAAGTGGAAACCCTTTCTTCCAAGGTGCGTTTAATCCTGCGGCACAGGCGGCTGAAGCTAAGTTCAAGTCATCATTGGGTGACATTGGTTCTGCGGCTTCTAAGGCTGGTCGTTATGGCTCTGGTGCTATGTCTACCATGCAACAAGGCGCTAGTGGTCAGTTTGCCAAGACTTTGGCTGATACGGCTGGAACTCTGGCTTACCAGAACTATGAGTCAGAGCGTGGCAGACAACAAGCGGCTACGATGGCTGCACCTCAAATGGCTCAAGCTGATTACGCTGATATTCAGAATCAACTCAAAGCTGGTCAGATGCGTGAAGGCTATACAGGCGCACAACAGCAAGCTGACATCAACAAGTTCAACTTCCAGCAAACCCAACCACAACAAAACCTGACTAACTTCTTGTCTGGTGTTTATGGCAATCCATTAGGTAGACAGCAAATGTCTGCTGGTGGCGGTCAAGCTGGCCCATCAGGTTTCCAGAATCTCTTAGGTACTGCGGCTACTCTTGGTGGTCTTTATAAAAACATTGGTGGCGCACAGGGTGTATCTCAGATTGGTAACTGGTTAACTGGTGGTGGCTCTAGTATTCCTAGTGCATATAACGCTGCGGCAAATTATGCGGCTACATCTCCAACTGGTTGGTTGGATTTCTAAGGAATAAATCATGGCAGGACTATTAGACATTTTTGGCACTAGCGGTCAAGACACAATGGGTCTTCTGGGGATGTCTCCAGAGGATATTGGTCGTAGCCGTGACGAAGCACAAGCCCAAGCACTTTACGCATTAGCAGGTCGTCTGTTTAAAGGCGGTAGTGGTGCATCGTCTGTTTTAGAGGGCTTACAGCAAGGTCAGCAAGCCTACAGAACCGCTATGCAAGGTGGTCTGCAAGAGCAATTGCAAAGAGCACAACTTCAAGAAATGCTTAAAAAGAAGCAACTTGAAGAACAACAGAAAAAAGATGAATTGATGGCTAGACAATTGTTTATGCGTGGCTATCAACCTGCTGTTGCTGGTAAAGAATCTATGCCTATTGAGGAAGATGGCAGATTTATTGGTGATTCACAAGGTATTGCTGCTAAACCTGCTAGGTTTGATATTGGCTCAATTGCTCCTGAACTAATGGCTATTGGACCTGCTGGTCAGGCTCAACTTAAAACAGGTCTTGAACTTCAAAAGTCAATGGCTGGTGAAACATTCAAACTTGGTGAAGGTGAGAAGCAATATCAACGTAATCCTCTTACTGGTGAAATTACTGAAGTTGCGGCTGGTGCACCAAAGCGTGAGCCAGTACCTACATCAATTGCTGAATACAATTTAGCAAAAGCTCAAGGATTTGAAGGTACTTTGTTAGATTATGAAAAATCTAAAAAGGGATTTACATATCAAGACGTTGGCAATGCAATTATTCAATTAGATGCAAATGGAAAAGAAGTTTCACGCATAACTAAAGGTCGTGCGCCAGAAGGCCCTGTAAGTTTCCAAGCTATTGAAACTGACCAAGGATTGATGGCGTTTAATCCAAAGACATATCAAATGACTCCTGTTATGGGTGCTGATGGTAAGCCATTAACTAAGTCTGGTAAGCCAACTGAAGGTGAAACTAATGCGGCTGGATTTGCATCTCGGATGGTTGCTGCAAATGCAATCACATCTAAATTAGCCTCAGGCAATGTTCCTAAAACAATAGAAGCAATTTCAGGTGTTATTCCTTTAATTGGCAAAGCAATTCCAGAAGTTATCCCTCAGGGTATTGGTGGATTATCTCCAGAACGCAGACAATACTTACAAGCGGCTAATAACTTTATTCGTGCTAACTTGCGTAAGGAATCAGGCGCAGCAATTGGTGCTGATGAGTGGACTGCTGAGTTTATTAACTACTTCCCACAGTACAACGATGATGCACAAACAATTAAGCAGAAAGAAATTTTCCGTAACATTCTGACTCAAAACATGGTTGCTGCTGGCGGTAAGTCATACAAAGCACCAAGCATGACAGCACCTGAGTCAATGACTGATGCTTACGGACTAAATCCAAGATTGCGTGACTCTTTGCGTGGAGGTCAGTAATGGCTTACGAAAATGTTGAGCGTATCCGTAAAAACCTTATCACAATGGTTGATAAGAACGCACCTGTTGATGATATTAACAAATACCTAAAAGAAGAAGGATTCACTCAAGAATCTTTTGTTAAAGCACTAGATCTTGTTAAAAAATCTGGTGGTAAGACTGCTGAGTTTGGCGCAGGTCGATCATTGGCTCAAGGTGCTACATTTGGTTTTGCTGATGAACTTGAGGCACTAACAAAGTCACTTGCGGGTCAAGGTACTTATGAACAAAACTTAGCGGCACTTGAACTTGCTAAACAAAGGTATGGTCAAGAAAATCCTAAGACTGCATTGGCTACTGAGATTGCAGGTGGATTGCCATACGCATTATTACCATTTTTAGGAACTGCTCGTTATGCACAAATGGCTAGAGAAGCATCTCCATTGGTTCGTGCGGGAGTTACGTCTGGGGCCTCTGCTGTTACAGGCGCAATTACTGGCGCACTCGGTGGTGCTGGTGCTGCAGGGGTTGGTGAGCGTATGGCTGGCGCACAAGCTGGTGGTGCATTGGGTGGTTTAGTTGGTGGTGCTGCACCTGCGGTTACCAAGGGCATTGGAATGGCTGGAGGTAAAGTAGTTGATGTAACTAGCGGAATTCCTGTTGTTCAGCAAGTTGGTAAGGTTGTTGGGTTGGCAACTGGTCAAAGTGTTGACTATGCTAATCGTGCAAAAGCTAAGTTATTAGAGGCTTTGTATCGTGATAAGGTAAGCCCTGCTGATTTAGAAAAGATGATTCTTGCTTCTGCTAATTTAGAGAGAACAATTACTGGTACTACCAAGCCAGTAGGAATTGTTGATATTGCTGGTGAAAATGTAAGGTCACTTGCTGATGTTGCTCAGAAGTACCCAAGCACAGCGAGACAGACTGCTAAGACAGCACTTGAAGAACGAGCCGCAGGTCAGGGTGAGCGTATTCAAGGCGACATTTCAAAGTACCTTGGTGGCTTTACAGACCCATTTGAATACACAACAGCAATTGCTCAACGGCAACAACAAGTATCATCTCCGCTTTACCAAAAAGCATACGCTTATGGTGAGGTAACAAACCCTAAGGTTCTTAAATTTTTAGAACTTCCTCAATTCAAAAAGGCGGCTAAAGAAGCTCAAGATTTGCTTGCGGCTGAAGGTCGTTCTGTAGATATGTCTATGCCTACAGTAGAGGTTTTAGATCAAGTTAAACGTGGTCTTGATGTTTTAATTAAAAAAGAAACAGACCCATTTGGAAAGATTACTGATCTTGGTCGTATCTATAAAAATAAGAAAAATGAATTTTTGGCTGAGTTAGATACTGCTGTTCCTGACTTTGGTAGGGCTAGAGCCGCATTTGCTGGTGAAGCTGAATTGCTTGATGCGACAAAGCTAGGAAAAGACTTTTATAAACAGACTGCGGCAGAAGCCAATCGTACATTTGCCAAGTTGTCTCCATCTGAGCAAGAGGCTTACAAAGTAGGTGCTTTAGATGCTGTAAAAGAAAAAATTACAACTGCTAAAGATACTGCTGATATTCGTAAGCGCATATTTGGTTCACCAGCAGAGCGTGATCGTGTTTCGTCACTATTCCCTGATACTGATACTTTCAAGCAATTTGAAAAAGACATGATGACTGAATCAATGATGCGTAAGACTCAAGAGAAAATCTTGGGTAACTCTGCAACATTTGAGAGGCAAATTGCTGGTCAGGCTTTAGAAGCAGAGCCTAGCTTTATTGGTCAAATGATTGAACAGGGCCCACTCAGGGGAACTATGGGTTACTTGAAAGCACAGGGTCAAGGTGTTGCTGGTCAAACAGCAGAGGAACTTGGCCCAATGTTATTTAAACTTGGTGACCCAAGAGCAAATCTTCAAACATTAAAAGCCTTGAGTGCTTATGAGAAATACTTGCTTGATTTGGAAGCCAAAAAAGCTGCTGGTTTAACTGGTGCATCTACAATGACAGGATTGCTAGACACAGAAAAACCTTATCGTATAGATTTAACTGGAATGGCTAACCCCGACTAAGGACTAACATGGCTACTCAAGTCTTGCAAAACTCCCATGTAATTCCAATGCGGCTTTTTTGTAGGCTTGACTAGCTTCTTCAGCAGTTTTGTAACAACCCAAACTAATACATTTGTAATTAACTGTAATTCTTGCAACAAACCTATTATTTTGATTATGAAGATAAACCCCTTTAAATCCAGTAGTGTTGCTTGTTCTCAGTTTTGTGTTTCTGTTGTTTTGAGCGTTGTTTGCTTCACGCAGATTAGAAGCCAAGTTGTTTGAACGATTGCCATCTATATGATCTATCTGTTCAGGCCAATAACCATTAAACATCATAAAAATGATTCTATGAACGTAGTGCTTCTTTTTGTTAATTGTTACTTCACAGTAGCCGTTGCTTTTTTTAAGTCGGCTGGCTTGTTTGCCTATGAGTTTATTTCCTCTGCGATCAACTTTCCAAAAGAGATGACCATCACGATACTCGAAAAGTTCGTGAAGAAATTGCTGTGTGATTTCCATATATCCACCAAAGAAAAACCCCTTGAACATTCGCAGTACCAGTGCAAATATCCAAGGGGTAGCCAGTGGCTTAGAACTCTAAAGGTCTGGTACACCCAAGGTCTAAGCCTACCGATATTCTTTCATAAACAAATTGCCTTGTCAACCACCAAGGCTTAAAATCAGATTAACCGAACTAGGAGTCCAAAATGGCCCGTACGAAGATTAGCGAATTTAGCGCAACACCAGCAAGCAATACCGATATTGATAGTATTAACATCAGTGAGGGCTGTGCACCCTCTGGTATCAATGACGCTATCCGTGAATTAATGAGCCAACTGAAGGACTTTCAGACAGGTGCTGTTGGTGACTCGTTTAACGGCCCTGTAGGAACGACTACGGCTGCTGCTGGTGCGTTTACTACGCTAGCGGCTTCTGGTGCTGTAACCCTGTCTGGTGGTACTGCCAATGGTGTTACTTATTTAAACGGCTCTAAAGTCCTTACAAGTGGTTCTGCGCTTACTTTTGATGGTACTAATTTAAATACTACTGGTAACTTTCAAATTGGCGGCACAAAGATGCTGAGTAAGATTACTGGTGATTCTTACATTTGGAATAACACATCTGCATTGAATTTTGTTAGTAGCGATGGAAATACTGTTCAATTAAAACTTGACTCCTCTGGCAACCTTGGATTAGGAGTTACTCCTAGTGCTTGGAGTGGAATGAAAGCATTTCAGTTGGGTGACGGCACATTTGCAATGTCTTCTGATGGAGCAGGTGCAGGTGATGGCTCTCTCACTTGGAACGGCTATTACAACGGCACAAATTGGATTTATGGCTATACAGGTGGCGGTTCTAGTAGATATCGCCAGACTGAATTAGGTCACGCTTGGTTTTATGCCGCATCAGGTACAGCAGGAAACGCCATTACCTTTACTCAGGCAATGACTCTGGATGCTAACTCCAATTTAATTGTCAATGATACTGCGGTTCAATACTCATCAAAGCTGTATGTCAATGGTGCTTTTGCCGCTCGTAATGGCGGTGTGGACGGAACATATGCGGATGCTTTTACTGCGGGATACAACGGGAACTATAACGAAAAAAATGTTATTCAGACTCAAGTAGGCGGGGCTTCAGGATTTAGATTTAAAACTTCAAATGGAGGTGGTTCTGCGTCAACCACCACAACCCTTGATCTAGCAATAAATGGAACTATTTTTTATATTAATGGATCGGAAAAAGCCCGTATAGACTCAAGCGGTAACTTGCTGGTGGGGACTACAAATTCAGCAGAAAATGCTGGAGCTGGCTTTAAGTTGCTAACTAGCGGTCAAGTTGCTTGTATTACTACAGCAAACACAACAAATGCTCAAATGTCAACTTACGAGTTGTACTCAACAGGTGCTAGTGCTTTTAGATTTTATGTTGGTGCTGGTGGAACTATTTTTGCCACATCTACAACTATCACCGCTATTTCTGACAAACGCCTAAAAGAAAACGTCCGAGATTTGGATGATGGTCTTGATGTGGTGATGGCATTGAAGCCTCGCAAGTTTGATTGGAAAGAAGGCAAAGGCGCTAATATCAAAAATGCTCGTGGTTTTATTGCTCAAGAGTTTGAGACAGTATTGCCAGACATGATTGAAACATGGCGTGACCCTGCGCCTGAAGGTGAAGAACCATATAAAGCAATCAATGCAAACTTGATTCCAACATTGGTCAAAGCCATCCAAGAACAACAAGCAATCATTGAATCACTCAAGGCACGTTTGGATGCCGCTAACCTTTAAAAGGAAAACATCATGTCAGTAACTTGGAAAATCTCAACCCTTGATCGTGACGTAGCAACAGGCTATGTAACTACCGCCCATTGGACAGCATCAGCAGTAGACGGAGATCACTCTGCCTCTGCCTATGCAACAGTCTCATGGCCTGAAGGCACTCCTGCCATTCCTTACGCATCCCTCACAGAAGCCACAGTCCTTAATTGGGTGTGGGAATCTGTTGACAAGGAAGCTACTGAGTCTGCTTTGGCGGCTCAGATTGCTTTGCTGAAGAATCCTGTAAAAGCCTCTGGCACACCTTGGGCAACACCAATAGTTTAAACAGGAAGCTGCCACATGACTGCCTTTTATGTTTATGAACATACCCGTAAAGATACGGGGGCGGTCTTTTATGTTGGCAAAGGTCATGGTAAACGGCATTGCTCTAAACTCAACAGAAACCAATATTGGCATAATGTTGTGAACAAAGCTGGAGGATTTGATTCCCGTGTTGTTTACGAAGACCAGTCTGAAGAATTAATATTGCTTGCTGAAATAGAGAAAATTAACCAGTTGCGGATGCTAGGTGTAACTCTTGTTAACTTGACTGATGGCGGTCAGGGCATCACAGGATTAAAACACTCAGAGGAAAGCAAACGGTTAATGAGCCAAAAGCTCAAGGGCAAAAGCCACAAGCACACGCCTGAGTCAATTGAAAAAATTAGGCAAGCAAATACGGGTGTTGTTTTTTCTGATGAACGTAAAGAGAAGTTGCGGCAAAAGGCTTTAGGCAGAAAGATGCTACCTCATGTAAGAGAAGCTCTTAAGCAAAGAATGAAGTCTTTTAAACAATCAGAAGAAACCAAAGAGCATTTGAGGCAAGTAAACCTTGGTCGCAAACATACGCCAGAAACTTTAATAAAAATGAGTGCATGGCAAAAAGATAGACCAAAGTTAATTTGCCCACATTGCAACAAGGCCGCTAACGTTAACATGGCTAAACGTTGGCATTTTAATAACTGTAAACTGAAAGAACAAAATGGCTAAAGACACGAAAAATGCCGTTTCAATCGACGGGCAAGAATATCCAGTAGATGATTTAACGCCGCAACAGCAAGCCCTGCTTTCGCACGTTGCCGACTTAGATCGTAAATTAGACTCTGCCCGATTTTCTGTAGATCAGCTCTCAGTGGGAAGAAACGCCTTCTTTGAGTTACTCAAGCAAGCACTGGCAAAGCCTGAAGAGGCTGTGTCGGACGTAGAGTAACCGGAGAACGCTTATGAACTATGCGCTTGTTTTTTGTATTACTCATCTGCGTTGTTTTTTGGGCGAGTGCAAAGAGCTTGTGCATAGTTTCGGATTTTTATGGGCTGAGCTGGATAGGTGAACCAACCCTGCGCCACACGGAATTGTCCAAGTGGCTGACAGTAAACGGTGATTCATGTGGCTCACAAGAGTTGGCTGGAATTTGGAACAACCTGTCTATGTGGGCAGGGGTTGCAGATAGCGCAGAGTTAAGGGCAAAGGTACTGTATTACTACGCAAGGGCGCGAGAAAGGGAAGGAAAATGATTGAAACAATTAAGCTTTTCCCGACAGTGCAAGCGTCAGGGTATCCCGACAAGCACGATCTTGCCCAAGCCAAACTAGAAAAACAACAACAAGTAAACAAAACGCTTGAGGTGGCTAAGCAAAAGCAGACGGAATTACAAGACATTGGGTTTGAGATTTACTGCAAGAAGGTAGTTCAAGAGCGGCTCCGCATGGAGATATTCACAAATCGTAAGCTGGATATTTATGTATGACCAAGAAACCACCACAACCCGACACGAAAGAAAAGCTGACGTTATACGTCACTCTGATGGTAAGCACGACATTGTGCATCTCTGTTTTGGGCATGGTATTTGCCTTTCTCCTTGGTTTGTGGGCCAAGGAAGTGGACAACGCAGAGATATTCAAGATGATTTCACCCGCTTTTTCTACTCTTATCGGCGGCATGATTGGGTTCCTGTCTGGTATCAAACTCATGCAGAATGAAGACACTAAACCAAAGGATCCCAAATGATCGGTCTAGACGCAATCCTTAATATTGGCGGTAAGCTCATTGACAAGCTTATACCGGATCCTGAAGCCAAGGCGCGGGCGCAACTGGAGCTTACCAAGCTGGCGCAGGACGGTGAACTAACTAAGATGGCCAACGAAACTAAACTGTATGAGACTGAGCAGAACAATCTGACCCAGCGCGTTCAGGCCGACATGGGCAGTGATTCATGGCTGTCTAAGAACATCCGCCCCATGACGCTGATCTTCCTGCTTGTAGCCTATTCCGGCTTTGCCATTGCCTCTATATTTGAATACGAAACACGTGGTGCATACGTGGAATTGCTTGGGACTTGGGGCATGGTGGTAATGAGTTTTTATTTTGGAGGCCGTACCGCTGAAAAAATGATGGACAAGTTTGGGAATAAGAAATGAACCTCACACCACACTTTACGCTTGATGAACTTACCGCCTCAGAAGCCGCAGAGCGCAACGGATGGGACAACACCCCAAATGAAGCAGAACTTGCCAACCTCAAACGCCTTGCCGCCTTCCTTGAGGAGGTCAAAACTGTACTGGGCGGACGACCAATTATGGTTAACTCAGCTTTTCGCAATAAGCAAGTCAATGACTCTGTGGGCAGTAAAGATAGCTCTCAGCATCGCACTGGTTGTGCTGTGGACATCCGAGTACCTCAACTAACTCCCGATCAGGTGGTTAAAGCCATCATTGAGTCTGGGCTTCCCTATGACCAAGTCATACGTGAGTTTGATCGCTGGACGCATTTAAGCATTCCAAACACGCCAGATGCAGCTCCAAGAAAGCAAGCGTTAGTGATTGATAAATTGGGCACACGGCTTTATGCTTGATGCATCCCTAAATTGATGGGAAAATAAGCCATGCCATTAAAGAAACTTCAGCAAAAAGCCGGTGTAAACAGGGAAAATACTCGATATACATCGGAGAACGGTTACTACGTTTCCGATAAGATCCGTTTCCGCCAAGGAACGCCAGAGAAAATTGGTGGTTGGCAACGCATTTCCTCTGCTATTTTCCAAGGTGTTTGCCGTTCTTTGTGGAACTGGGTAACTCTAGGCGGTCAGAACTTGCTGGCAATTGGAACTAACCTGAAGTTTTATATTGAAAACGGCGGTCTATACTACGACATTACCCCCTTGCGCTCGGCTACAGCGGCTCCTGTATCACTAAACAATCCATTTGACACTACATCTGGGTCAGCTGTTATTAACGTAAATGACACTGCTCACGGCTTACTCACCGGTGATATTGCTACCTTTTCTGGAGCTGTTGCGGTTGGCGGGATTTCAGCGGAAATCCTTAATACCAATCACAGCATAACGTTTGTTGGAGTTGATGATTACACAATTACTGTGTCTGTTACAGCATCTTCCACTGTGACTGGCGGGGGCGGCGCATCTGTTTCAGCAACATACACAGAGCTTAGAGTTGCACTGACAAACCCATTTGCTACAGTTAATGGGTCTACAACGGTCACTGTGACTGACGCAGCTGGTGGGTATACCAATGGCGACTTTGTTACATTCAGTGGTGCTACGACCGTTGGCGGCCTTAATTTAAACGCTGAATATCAGATCACTATTGCAGGTACATCTACCACGCAGTACACAATTACCGCTTCAAGCGCGGCTACTTCTACTGCTACGGGTGGCGGATCCGCTGTGGTGGCCGCTTATCAACTTAACGTCGGTGCTCCTTATGCGCTTCCTTTGGTTGGTTGGGGCGCAGGCCCATGGGGTTCTGGGCCTTGGGGTATTGGTGTTGAATCTAATGACCAGATGCGCATTTGGTCACAGGCTAACTTTGGTGAAGACTTACTCTTTGCACCCAACGGTGGTGAGATCTACGTCTGGACTGTTAGCTCTTTAGTAACTTCCCGTGGTGTGGCTATTAACACTTTACCGGGAGCCTCTTTCTGTCCAACAGTTCAAAATTCTATTTTGGTGTCTGATGCTTCACGTTTTACGTTTGCGTTTGGTTGTAACGACTACGGAAGTACCACTCAAAACCCCATGTTAATTCGCTGGTCTGACCAAGAGGATTACTTGGAGTGGTTTCCTGCGGCAACAAATCAGGCTGGTAGCTTACAGCTATCCCACGGCTCAAAGATTGTTACTGCGGTTCAGACCCGGCAGGAGATTGTTGTATTTACAGACTCAGCTCTGTATTCGGTGCAGTATCAAGGGCCACCAGCAGTATGGGGTTCTCAGTTGCTGGGAGACAACATCTCTATTGCTGGAACAAACGCCGCCGCTACTGCCACAGGTGTAGTGTATTGGATGGGTATTGATAAGTTCTACAAATATGATGGTCGTATACAAACTTTACGTTGTGACTTGCGTCAGTTTGTTTTCCAAGACATTAACTTAGATCAATCTGACCAATTCTTTGCCTCTACCAACGAAGGCTTTAATGAGATTTGGTTCTTCTACTGTTCAGCAGGTTCATTTGAAGTTGATAGATATGTAACGTACAACTACCTAGAAGATGTCTGGGCGTATGGAACCATGGGTAGGACGGCGTGGATTGATTCCGCTTTGCGCAAATACCCAATGGCGGCAACTTACACCTACAACATTGTTTACCATGAGCAAGGTAATGACAACAATGAAACCGGAACACCTTTACCAATTAACGCAATCATTGAGACAACCGAGTTTGACATTGATGACGGCGATCACTTTGGGTTTGTCTGGCGTATTGTTCCTGACATTACCTTCCGTGGATCTGATGCCGCATCCCCACAAGTCACCATGACTTTAATCCCAATGCAGAACTCTGGCTCTGGCTATAACGACCCAATCTCTTTAGGTGGAAATTCAGACGCTACAGTGGTTAGAACGGCAACGGTTCCAATTGAGGAATTTACTGGTCAAGTTTATGTAAGGGTTCGTGGTCGTCAGATGATTATGAAAGTAGAGTCAAATCAACTTGGTTGTGCATGGCAACTTGGCTCCCCCCGTATTGACATTAAACAAGATGGACGCAGGGGTAACTCATGAGTTTGATTGTTACGTCAGAGTTTGAGCTTCAAAGGATTCAACCTCCTGCTTTGCCATTGGCAACAGATGACTACAGCAAGGCTTATCAAGATCAACTAAACAATGTGTTGCGTTTGTACTTCAACCGCATCCAGAACATTCTTAATCAGTTGGAATCTAATGGGGTTCAGCCGCCACTGACTAACTATACCGTGACCACATTACCCAGTGCAGTCACTTCAGGCAAGGGCGCTAGATCTTTTGTTACTGATGCTTTGGCTCCTGCGTTTGGGGCTACCGTTGCAACTGGCGGAGCTGTTGCAGTCCCTGTATATTCAGACGGAACAAATTGGAAGGTGGGATAAACATGACTGCAGACGAAATCCTTGAAATAGACGCTCAGCGAAACCATGAACCCGGCACTGAAGCTGGTCATTTACGCGCCATGATTAATGACCAATTGCGCAAACAAGGACATATTGTCCAACAAGGCGACACGTTGATTGTGTTCTCTAATGCTGATGGCGATGCGGATGTTGAATATCACTGCTTTAATGCAGATACACCACCAAACTTAGCTGCAAATGTAATGAAGTTCTTTGAGTTAGCTAAGAAGCTTGGTTACAAGACTGCCACCACACCTTACGAAAATCCTAAAGTTTCCGAGTTGTTTAAACAATTTGTTGCGAAAAGATACAAGGTTGACATTAAGCGCAAGGATGGCCGATATGAAGCGAAAGCGAGGCTGTAATGGGATTTGTTAGAAAAATTGGTCGTAAGATTGACAAAGAAATTCTCCAGCCTATCAAGCATACGGTTGAAGCGGTACTTGATGACCCCAGAAAGTTAGCTATGGTGGCGCTCTCGGTCTTTGCACCGGGTGTTGGTACTGCTATTGGTAGCGCCATGGGCCTTAGTGGTACTGCGGCGGCAATCATAGGCAATACAGCAGTCAATACGGTTCTAAATGGCGGAGATGTTAAGTCGGCAATCTTTGCCGCAGCCATTCCTGTTGTAGGTCGAGAGATGGCTGGCCTTGCCTCTAATGCATTTATTGATGCTGGCATGGATAAAGCTCTTGCTGATACTGCCGGTAACGTAACTTCTCGTGGTTTACTGGCCGCAGCACAAGGAAAAGATCCAGTTAACGCTCTTATTTCTGGTGGTTTAAACGCCGGAACAGACGCAGTTCTTAACCAAATACCGGGGTTTGAAGACTTAGATCCATCTATAAAGAAGATGACTACCCGCGCAGTGGCTAATACATTGGTTGGAAACAATGCGCTATCACCGCAGGATGCCATCAATGCCGCACTAAACATTGGTATGAAGGCTGTAGATCGGACTACGGATGAAGAAGGTAACTACATTGAGAATTACTTCCGTCCGGGTGGTGCTGGGTATATTGACCCAGAGAACCTAGAGGCAACGGTCAAGCAGGACGAAGGCGATGGCGGGTTCATGAGTCAGTTTAAGTCGTATTTGCCTCAAACCCCCGCTGAATTTCTTGCTGTTGAAAACCCAACACCAGCACCATCTGAGCCTCCAGTAGAGCAACCAATGCCAAGTCCAGATGATGACTTTGCCCCAACATTGCCTTCAGTAGAACAGCCGATGCCAAGTCCGGATGATGACTTTGTGCCAACGGTTCCACCTTCTGAGGGTGGTGGTGAAAACGTATTTGATCCCACGTTTGGTGGAACACTTCCTTTACCCACTGGTGGGGATGGAACTCCCGGCGGTGCTTCTAAATCGCCCACTAGAACAACTCCCGGAGCTAAGCCCGCCATCCCCGGTGCAAAGACGGGTGCTACTGGAAACCCTGCGGTTGATGCCATTACCAATTTAGCCAACCAACAGCAACAATACCAAAACTCTGTGTTAAACATGATGATGAATGACAAGAATGAGGTTGCTAATATAAAATCATTCAAAGATCTTTATGGTGGGGATTTGTTTGGCGGAAGCTATGTGCCGCCTTCTGCGCTTGGTATGCCTGCTGGAGGCAATGTAATGATGCCCCAACAAAATCAAGATGAACAAGATAATGATTTTTTTGATGGTGGTCACGTAGATGATATTGACGTTGACGTTTTACTACGAATTTTGAGGAGTTGATGATGGCAACAAAATATGGTTCAGAGGGCGGAGTCGAGATTCCTGACTCAATGCTAGTGGGGTATGGCGGCACAGCAGAGAACGGTTATATCTCTCCCGGCGGTAATGAAAGCGTATTTGACCCCACTTACGGCGGCTCAATGCCAATTACAAATACCGGCGGCGCTACTAATAATAGATCTGATATTACCAATGCTATCAACAACCTTTTTGGAAGCAATTTATCTGGAGCAGAGTTAGCAAAACGAGCCGCTGTTCTTGGTGGTGGTTTGGCTGGTGGCCTTGGCGCATTCTCCTCTGGAACGCAGAAAGTTGGATATCAAGGTGGTATTCCAAAGTTCACAGCTAATCGTGAAATGACAAAAGCTCCTCCCGCTGGTAGCCGTCCCGGTGCTGGTGGTGTTAATTATGGTGGTGATGTTACTTACACTCCAACTGGTGTATCTTCTGGTGGATCGTCTGGTGGCGGATCTTCCGGCGGTGGCTCTGCTTTAGGAGACATAGCAAAAGTAGCTGGCGGTGCTGGCTTGGCCGCTTTACTTGCTAACTATCTTGGTAAATCTGGTGGTGCATCTGGTGGTTTAGATGCTATTTTGAAAGCCATTAGAAATCCTTCTTCTGGTAACGTACCAGTAAGAAATCAAGGTGGCGACACTCGTGGCGAATTAACTACACCCGGGGGTGACTACGCGGGCAGAGATGAATTTGATGGAATTGATGCTCAAATTATAGCCAATGAAAATGATCTTCAATCGCCACCCCTGTTAAACGACACAGAAGTTGATGCTGAGCTTGATCGTCTTCGTGAACCAGAGTACACAATGCCAATGTATATAGAAGAATCTCCGATGTTTAACCCTTCATTCTACGAAGACCTACTTGAGTACGCTAAGGGTGGCAGCGTACCACGCTATTTACAAGGGGAGACTGACGGTATGGCTGACAAAATCCCAGCCCGTATTGGAAAAGACCAACCTGCCGCGCTTAGCCATGGTGAGTTTGTTGTCCCTGCGGATGTTGTGTCTCATCTTGGTAACGGTAACTCTGATGCCGGAGCCAAGAAGCTGTACAGCATGATGGACAAGATCCGTCAAGCTCGTACCGGCACAAAGAAACAAGGCAAAAAGATCAACCCCGACAGCTTTATGCCCGGTGGTTTGGCTTCTGCTTATGCCAATGGTGGCTCAGTTATGAAATTTGCAGGCCCAACAGGAAGTTTAGTCCCTTCTGGTTCAACAGGATCAGAGCAAACACTTGCAAGCTGGACTGGTGACTATGTGCCTAATATGCTTGGTAAAGCTGAAGCTTTGGCTAGTGCTCCATACCAACAGTATGGCGGCCCATTATCGGCTGGTGCATCTGGCCTTCAACAGCAAGCATTCCAAGCTGCGGGTAATCTGTCCGTTCCTAGCAGTGTGGGTCAAGCCACGCAAACCGCTGGTGACATTGCCGCTAAAGCACAGGGCATTAGCTACGATCCAACCAAGTTTGATAATCAGTTTAAAGCACCTGATAAGTATCAAAACACCAACTTTACTTCTGGCACTTTTGGTCAAGATCAAGCTCAGCAGTACATGAATCCGTACTTGCAAGCTTCTTTGAATCCTCAGTTGGAAGAAGCCCGTCGCCAGTCAAACATTAGTGAGCAGGCAAATAAAGCCGCAATGACCAAGGCCGGTGCGTTTGGTGGTGGCCGTAGTGCCATTTTGACCGCAGAGAACCAACGTAATCTTGGAACTAACCTTGCCGGTATTACTGGCAAGGGCTACGACACTGCGTATACCAATGCTATGGGTCAGTTCAATGCTGACCAAGCCCGTAATATGCAAGCACAGCAGGCATCTGAACAGTCTAAGCAGTTTGGTGCTGGTCAGGGCATGACTTCCGCACAACAAGCCGCTCAGTACGGTCAGGCCGCTCAACAAGCCTCCGAGCAATCCAAACAGTTTGGTGCAAACTTGGGTCTGCAAGGTCTTCAGACTGGTCTTCAAGCCGCTAAAACTCAAGGTGATTTAGGTATTTCTGGTGGTCAATTGGGCTTGGCTCAGCTACAACAACAGTCTGCTCTGGGTGCTCAACAGCGTGGCATTGAAGCTGAAGGTATTGCCGCAGACAAGGCCGCATTTGAAGAAGCTCGTGCAAACCCATACAAGATGCTTCAGTTTCAGCAGTCTATGCTTCAGGGCTTGCCAATTTCTGCAACCAACTACTCTATGCCTGAGCAAGATGCTCTTACAAAGGCGGCTGGTGGTGCAACGACTGTGAATAAGTTATTGGAAACTTTGGGACTTGGAGGGTCTACACCCCCAAAGAAGTGACCCCCTCCAATTCTTCGGATTCTGGCGGGGGCCCTAGTTTAGGTGGTGGATTGGCGGCGGCGGCTGTGGCCGCGCCGTTTATGGCATCGGCGTTTAGTACTCCAGACCCACAACCTCAAGCCCCAGCTACGCCTGTGTCAATGTATTCACCTGAGCCTCCAGCTCCTGCGCCAGTTCCAGATGCGCCTGCTCAACCAAGGTCGGCGTATGATCCTCCGCCGCCTCCACCTCCGCCGCCACCTCCTCCTCCGCCACCTCCTGCGCCAGTGGCTCCACCTCCTCCAGAGCAAGAAATGGAGATGTACCAAACAGGTATTGAGGGCGAGAGTCAGTTAGCAACTTATGGTTACAGACCAAAAGCTCCTGTAGCACCACCACCACCACTTGCACCTCCATCGGGTTCCGCTGCATCTGGGTACAAAGGCCCAGCTAGATTAAATTCTTCTAGGGGTCTGGGTGACATGTTCTGGGAAGGTGAATTTGATTTTTCAGGCATTGATTTGCCGCCTGTTCCCGAAGCTCCTCCTCCTCCTGCGCCTACTCCAACTCCTCCTCCACAACAAGAGATGGAAATGTATGAGACAGGTATTGAGGGTGAGAGCCAAATCCCAACTTATAGCTATAGGCCAAAGGCTCCCGTAAATACAAAAGATAGGCTCCGTGAAATGGAGACTGGAAATTATAATAACCCAAACCTTGGTTTAGGTATACCCAGAATCGGTGGCGGCCAATCTAGAAATGATAGACGCGCATACGCAGCATACGCCAATGGCGGATTAGTCGATCTTCTCCGTAGACACATGCAGAAATATCAATAAAATGAGCAAAGTTATTAGAAGGAATCATCATGGGTATTGATCAACTTGTAAACGCATACAAAGGCAACCCACAGCCTTTGCAGGCTAAAGTACAAAAGGCTCAGCAAGGTCAGCCTCCCGGAGCTATTCCGCCTGATCTGGAAGAGGCTATTGCTCTTCAGAAAATTACCGAACTGCGTAACAGTGCTCAAAATCAACAGGCTATGCAGGCTGGTGGTGCTCAGCCTTCCGTTGTAGAAAAACTGCGTCAGATGTTAAGTGCTGAACAAAGACAGCAGGCCCAACCTCCACAAATGCCTCAAAACCCCCAAGAGCAACCTCAAGGGCAGCCACAAGGACAACCTCAAATGGCACAACCTCCCCAACAACCACCTCAAGGTGTAGATGCTCTGCCAACTAACGTAGGTCAACAATACGCAGAAGGCGGCATTATTGGCAACACCCGTCATTTTGAAGAGGGTGGCCCAACTTCTTGGATTGAAAGATTGTTGTATGCCAACATTAGCCCAGCTGAGCGTGAGCGTAAAGAAGCTCTTGAAGAAAGAGCGCGGGAAAAACGTTCTGCCCCAGATTTAAGTTTGGAAGGACAGCGACGCAGGAATATGGAAGAAGTCAATAAACAACAAGGCTCTCCTACTGATCCAAATTTCAGAAGAGCAAGATATGCCGACGATCCTCGCCTTGTTGCTCCGTTACCTCAAGAAGATGTTGGCCCTCCAACACCGTCTGCCGCTGATCTGCAAGCGGCAGCAAGAGTAAACAGACCAGCACAACCTCGTGTAAACGTTGACAGCGCCCCTATGCCAGCTGGATTGGCGGGCTTGCCATCAGTTGGCGTTGGCCGTGACTACGAGCGAAGAATGCTTGCGGAAAATCAGAAGTTTGATCCCGAAGCATACAAACAGAAGTACATGCAAGAAGTGGGCGCAAAAGATCTTTCAATCTATGACGAGATGGCCGCAGAACTTAAAGCCAGAAAAGAACGTTTAAAAGGGCCAGAGAAAGGCTTTGATTCTTTGATGGAATATTTGGGTCAAATTGCTCAAGGTGGCGGTGGCCGTAGCTGGATGGAAGCTGGTGCTAAGGGTGCTGCTGGCGTAACTGCCTTGCAGAAAGCCCGTCAAGAACAACAAGATGCTTTGGTAGACAAGATCCTTGATCTTGGCGCTAAGAAGAAAGAAGCCCAGTACGGTGAGCGACTTGGTATGTTTAATCTTACCAAGGCTGAAAAGGACAAAATCAATACAGAGAGCGCAGCATTTGCCAAATCTCTTGGTTTGTCCGAGGATAAAGCTGAGGAACTTCGTCAACAATCAATTGAGAAAGAACTTGATCGTAAAAATCAAATCCGTGCCGCAAGCATTGGTAAGAGTGACAACTTGATGGAACGTGCCGCAGCTATTAGGTCTGAAAACAAGGGTATGACTATTGAAGAGTCCATCAGACGTGCAGCTTTGGCTGGCGGTGCAGCTTCAGTAGGGGGTACTGATGCACGTAGAGATAAAGCTTACATTGATGCCAAGAACAAGATTGATGAGCGTTTCCAGCATTTGATCAGCGACACTCCTTATGGCAAGAAACAAAAAGAGTTGTACGACAAAGCTATTTCCGATTTAAACGCTACATTTGGTGTAAGCGGTAGCGGCATAAACACGCTGCCAGCCGCAGCGCAACCAATTCCATCCGGAGCAAAACCAAGCGATTTAATCGTAGGAACTGTTTATCAAACCGCCAGAGGCCCAGCAAAATGGAATGGTAAAGCATTTGATCCAGTGCAATAATAGCCTCATAGGAGTTTGTAATGGCAAAAGAATTCTCGTTTGAAGAGGCAATTGGCACACCCAAAGAAGACAAAGAAAAGAAGTCTTTTTCTTTTCAGGAAGCCGTACAGCAACCTAGTGCTGGGTTTTCTCTTAAAAACATAGGTCTTGCTTTTGGCCAAGGATTGACCGGTGCAACGCAAGACATTTCCAGTATTGCTGGTGCAACCAATCCTCTTGCTCAAGGCTTGGGTAGTTTGCAACAAACTGCTGGCGAGGCAATGACTCCTGAGCGCAGAGCTGAGATTCAACGTCGCCAACAAATTGAAAAAGCCGCAGAAGGCAACACTTGGGAAGAGATCAAAGCCAAGCTTGGTGGTGTTGCTGAGGCTCCCCTTATAACGGCAGCAACAGTTGCTGGCGGTGTTGTTCCATATGTAGCTGGTACGCTTGCAGTCCCAGAGGTTGCTATTCCTGCAATGATTGCAAGGCTGACCGGCCTTGGCATGTCTGCCAAAGTGGCGCAAAAGGTTGCTTCCGCAGTGCCTGTTACTGCGGTTGGTGGAGTGATGGGCCTTGGCGGTCAGAAGAGCCAAGACTATGAAACAGTCAAACGTGAGTTGCTTGAAAAAGGTGTTAAAGAAGAAGAAGCGGAAATCCTTGCTCAAAAGGCCGCAGAGTATTCTTTAAAGAATCTTCCTAGACAAGCCGCAGCTGCTGGCGCTGGCGCATTTGAAGGCGCTATTGGTGCTGAAGGTTTGTTGAGCCGTGCTGTTAAGAAGCCTCCTCAAATCCAAGGTAAATCAGTCAACATGCCTGAGCCAACTTGGAAAGAAGCAATTGCAAAAAGCACTGTTGGTGAGGCTTTGCCTGAAGGCATTCAGTCTGCGGTTGGTACTGCCGGAACGAACGTCGCTCTAACCGAGGCTGGTATCCCTACAGACATTGGTAAAGGCGTACTGTCTAGTGCAGTGCGCGATACGCTGGTTGGCGGCCTTATGGGTACGGCTGTCTCTCCGTTGAAGATGAGAGAACTGCGTCAAGAATTTGTTGCTAATGAGATAGAAGCCCAGAAAGAATATCAAAAGCAGCAGCGTGAAGAAATTACTGCTGCTAAAAAACGTTTAGACGATCAGTTGGAGATGACCAAGAACCCTCTTGGATCATTTACTCTTGATGAACTTGGCCCTGATTTAGCTAAGACTGTTGAATTACACCGTTCAGTTACAGGTAAGCCAGCACTAACTTCATATGCTTTAGATGACATCATTGATGCGCTGCCCGGTAAAGACAAGATCAAAGAATCAGAGAGTTTAAACACATTAATTGCAGCCAAATCTGGCTACACCGATGAGGTTTACACACCTACTCAAATTATTGAAATAGCTCAGGCTAAGAACGTAGACAGTGCCGCACCAAGCTTTGCCGACTTTCTTTCTAGGACAACTGGCATCAGTGATCCTATGCAGATGTCTCAACCCCAGCTTCATGCTGCGGTTACAAGTTTAAACAGTCTGCCCGGTTTCGCCACAACGCAGGCTCTACCAGAAGGCTCAAACGCCACCCGGTACAGCCCAGAGCAGTTTAAACAAGCCATTGATGGTTTAAACGCACAAATGGATGCGCTGGCCAGTGACGAGTTAAATTTTAAACAAACTACAAAAACAATAGAAGCAGCCACGGGACTCAAAGGTTCTGCTGTCAATGAGTTGCTTAATGATGCCAACCGCAACGGCGACATCCTTACGGTTGACAAAAAAGTTAGTATCCCCTCACGTACCATGCCTACTGGATACGGCATTTCTGAGGAAGTTGGTCTTGAGCAAGAGGTTGCAGACGCTTACGACATCATGCGCGGTGAAGAGAAGCTGACTACCGCTCCCAATGAAAATGCAGCTACCACTCTTGTAGAGAAACTACAAAAGATTACAGACTCTGACATTAAGAAAGTTGATGCAGAACTTAAATCAATTGATGAGAAGACCGCCAAGTCTGAAGATGAATTAAACAGATTGATCATTGAAGGTAAAGCTAACTCTGAGGAATACAAAGCCGCAGAGATGGCCCATCAAGCCCTGATGGATACCTCCATGCCAACCATTGCAGAATTGGTGGCTAAAAAGGAATCTTATGGTAAACCCCTAGAGATCATTCCAACTGGGGTTAAAACAGTTAAGCCTACGTCCTATATTGTACGTAAGGGTGAAGACATCCAAACCGTTGCACAAGACCGTGCTGCGGCTGAACAAGCCATTTTTGAAGACTTGTCCGAGAAAGATCTTCAGGATCTGGTCAAGAAGCCTTCGCCCGCATTGCAGAAGCGTGTAAACGCAGAGATCCAACGCCGTGCAGCTTTACCGCCAGAAGGCGCTCCTGCAACAGCGGCAACACCTGAGCAGGAAACTAAATTAAAGCAGTTGGAAACTGATCTTCCAGCCATGTTGGCTAAGTTTGGTTTGCAAGATGTTGGCCTTAAGATTGTTAACGCCATCAAGGGCGGTGCTGACGGCTCTTATGAGGCTAACCTAATCCAGATCGCTCTGGACGCAGTTAACCCTATCCGCACCCTTCGCCATGAGTCTATCCACGCCCTGAAAGAGCTGGGCTTTTTTACGCCCCAACAATGGGCCGTATTGGAGCGTCAAGCTAAAGCTGAATGGGTGCAGAAGTACCTGAAGAATAAGAAATACACGACAGATGATGGCGAGATTATCAGCCGTTACGAAGCTTATCAAACCCCCGGTATTGCCAGCAAAGAGGGTTTAAACGAAGAGCAGATTATTGAAGAAGCGATTGCTGATGCTTTTGGTGATTGGGATGGCACTAAAGCACCTCCCGGAATGATGACTGCGCTCTTGAACAAGATGCGTAACTTCTTTACTGCGTTGCGTAATTACCTAAACGGTCAAGGCTACCAAACTTACGAAGACGTGTTTGGTAAGGCTGAGCGGGGCGAACTCAAAGCCCCTGCTACAAAAGTAGCAAAAGAGCCAATTGAAGAAGCTGAGCCTAAAAAGTCTCTTATCCGTCCCGCAGTTGAGGGTGAAACAGAGATATCCACACGTAACCCACAGGGCGTTAAACGCACTAACGATCCAATCGCAGAGATGCTGTCGATTGATGAGGCGGCAGTACGTGAGGCCATGAAGGCCAATCCTGATATGTATAAACGCACAGTCCAAGCCATCAAAGGCTACGGATTTGTGCCAAACAACACGCCGCCCAATCAAGTTATTGATGTGTTTAAACGCAACATTATTAGCAATTTGCTGTATCTCTACAACAAAGTTCCAGCTGATATTCGTGAGCGCAGTAAGCTTTGGTACGACGGTGCAAACCGTATTGCCACCGATATGAGCAAGAACTACAAGGTTTCCATGGAGCAAGTGGCTGGCATTATGGCCGCTATGTCTCCGCAGAAAGACTGGTTCCAAAACGTTTCTATGGCTGAACGTGCGTTGGACATCTTGACTGAACAAGGCAACAAGTCTTGGGATGCCAACATGATCAAATACGCTGAGAGCTATGTTAAGGAGGCTACAAGCCGTAAGGAGCGAGAGAAGCGTCAGGCTGCTTTTGACAAGATCAAGGGCGTATCCCGTGCTGGTACAAGTTTAAACGACATGACGCAAGACGATGCGGCTGCGTTTATACGTGCCTATGACGAGGCTTATAACTCCCGTCAGTATCGGATCGTCACACCAGAGGGTGGCTTTGGCGATTTTGTTCGTAAGAATGATGGCGATCCTGCGACCATGATGTGGTCTACATACGACCCAATCAAGAAAACAGTCAGCATCTTCCGTGATGGAAGCCGTAAAAACATTAGCGAACAGCTGGGCGAAGAGCACAAGATCCGTTCTTTCTACAACAACATTGCCGCACCTAACAGCGATATCGGCCACGTAACCATTGACACTCACGCAGTTGCCGCAGGCTTGTTTGAGGCGCTGGCTGGAACAGACCAAGAGGTTGTCCACAACTTTGGCGGCACAGGCAAGAACATCAACCTTGGCGTTGGTGGCACATACGGCATCATCGCAGATGCTTATCGTGAAGCCGCTCAGAAAAAGGAAGTTCGTGCCCGTGAGATGCAATCCATTACATGGGAAGCTGTACGTGGTTTGTTTGGCGAGAACATCAAGAGCACCATCAAGCCTAAGATCCGTGCCGAGTGGACTAAGTACAAGACTGGTGAGCAATCATTTGAGGCTACCCGTGAAAAGGTTATGCAGATTGCCGGTGGTATCGACAACCCTGACTGGGTAGGAACTGACGCTGGAAACTTTGTGGCCAATGGCGGCTCAAGCTACGACAAAGCGTTTACACCTGAAGGTGGTGTGCGCCTGCGTGAAGCCAAGGACATCCGTGAGAAGCTGACATTCAACCTTTCTGCGGTTACTAACTCTATCCCCGGCCTGCGTGAGTTGTACCAACGTGCAATGGGCCGTGATCAGGAAGCTTACACCGTGCTCCAACGAGTTGCGGAAAGCTCCCTCAAGTTCTTATTGAGTGGTACAGGCGCAAAGGTTAACGTTGAATATGCCAAGGGCGTGTATCTATCCGACCGTGAGCCATCTATTTCTGTTGGCGTTTCATTCTCTGAAGCAGAAATGAACGATGTGATGGCCGCATTGGCCAAGTTTGCCGACAGCTATAACCAACAACAGATCCATGTGCGTCAAGAGACTGCGCAGAAGTTTGGTCATGACTTTGGTGATGGTTCATACGCCACTGCGGTGTATGAAATTGGCCTCAAAAAACAACTAAACAACAAACAAATTTCACGAGTAATTGATGAGTCTGGCTTGCAAGGTTTTACAATTACCAATAACAAACTGACAACATACTTTGTAAGGACAGAAGGCGATGAACAAGCAAACTACAAATCCTTCACAGAACGAGTCAAGCGAGTCCACGAGTTGGTGGGAGACAGCTCTAGCCGAGTCGGACGAACTATTGAACGCCTCTACGTCTACGGAGATGGATACGGAGCAAGGATCCCGTACAGCGAAGTCGCGTACCCTTCAAGCGACATTCGTACCAAACAAGAGAGTGACACAGTAACTCCCAAGCTGATTGCTGAGTACTTAACAAAAGCTCCTGTTACAACGTTTAAACAGAAGCCTCTTTCCGCCAAACAAGTCAAAGATCAACAGAAGCTGGCAAAAGCATTTGATGCCATGCCTGTTAACGACTTGAGCAACCCTTTAGTCAAACGAGCCTACACTGCGTTGGCAAATGCTCTTAAAGAGCAATACCAAGTCATGCCTATTAAGGTTGAGTTGATGGAGACCATTGACGAGCCTTACGCCAACAGCGATGAAGTCCGTCGTGATGTAAGTGTAAACAACAGATTTAAAGTTTACGCCACCTCTCCTGAGACATTCGGCCCACCCGGTTCAAACTTTAAAAACCATCCGCTGCTCAAAGATTCCGGGCTGAAAGATGTAAACGGCAAGCCAATGTTGTACAACGACTTGCTCCGTGCAGTTCATGATTACTTTGCCCACAACCTGACTGAGACTCAGTTTGGGCCAAATGGTGAAGCAGCCGCTTGGCGCAACCACATGGCCATGACGCAAGATCCGTTTGCACGTTGGGCGCTGACAGCAGAAACCCGTGCGCAGAATGCATGGCAAAATTTCCGTCCAGAAGCAAAAGGTTTAAACCTTATTGAGCGAGGATTTGCAGATCAGAAGGCAGCTTTGCCGCCTCTTGAGTTTGTAATGACTGGCGATTCCAAAATTGATCAGCCTGTAACTGAGCTAAAAGAAGTGCTGACACCTGAGCAACAGCGTGGCAGTGTTCCAGCTGGCGTTAAGTACAGCTTACGTGCTGCGCCAGAAACTTCTGAGTTTAAACAATGGTTTGGTGATAGCAAAGTTGTAGATGTGTTTAACAGACCAAAGATGATGTACCACGGCACTGCTCAGGACATTACTGAATTTAGACCAAAGCAAGCTGGTGCAATCTTTTTGACAGATGACCCCGAGTTTGCTAGTGGATTTTCTTCTGATAGCAAAATGTGGATGGCTGGACATCCAGATCAATTTTTAACTCCTGAGCAATTAGACAAAGGGGTTAAACAGGCTATCAAGATTATTCGCAGTGAATACGGTAATGATTCTTTAGGCAAAGAGATGATTGCTAGTTTGGCATCAGGTAAGTATGCTGATGCTACACCTGAAGCTCAATTGACTCTGCGCACTGTGTACAAGTACATGTTACCGTCCGGCCCTAACATCATGCCTGTCTACGTTAGCGCACAGGATCCTTTTAATTTTGACAATCCCGATCACATTGACAGGGTGATGGATAAATTAAAAAATTCTGACATGTGGCGCGAAGCTGTTGAAAATGGTAATTGGAAAACAATTGAAAATTCTACGGTTCAAGAAGCAATTAAAGCCGCAGGTTTTGATGGCTTTTATGTTAACGAAGCGGGTCGCAAAAACCTTGCAGTCTATGACTCATCACAAATTAAGTCTGCCACGGGGAACATAGGTACATACGACAAGTCCAGCCGCGACATTCGTAAGAGTTTACGTAAAGTTCAAGATGAAGTAGATTCTTTGCCTAACGGTGCGGCTATCAACGCTAGTATCAACAGAATTGCACCAGCTCGTGAACAAGAAGGTTTCTTTGAGCGCATCATTAATGCGTTTAAACCACAAAGCGTAGACGCGCTGCGCCAGCAGTTTCTAAACCGCTATAACCAACTTGGTGTGTATGACAAGCTTCTTGCTGAGAAGATGGGTGGAGCCGCTCTTCTGGCTGACTCAAGCGCAGAATCTGCCGCCCTCATGTCAGACAATGCCGCCGCTATTGCATCTATGGCTTGTGGTATTGATGGTAACGGTGGCGCTCCAGTTTTTAAGAACGGTTTTACAACCATCGATAACTCGGTTAAAGGCCCTTTAGAGCTTTTAATGCCTTTGGCAAAAACCGGTGACCCCCGTATCTATCAAACCTATCAATTCTGGGCTGGCGCTAAGCGCGGCAAGCGTTTGTTAGCCACAGGCAAAGATTACACTTACACTCCCGCAGACCTTGCTTACGCAGCTGAGCTGGAGAAGAAGTATCCTGAGTTTAAACAGGTGCAGGCAGACTGGATCCAGTACAACAATGGACTGATGAAGTACGCAGTGGACACGGGAGTTCTTGCTCCTGAAAGAGCCGCAGAGTTCATGAAGTACTCTGACTACATCCCGTTCTATCGTCAGATTGACGGTGAGACCACTGTCGGCCCTAGACTGTTCCAAAATATCTCAGGAGTTACACCTCCTAAGAAGTTGACGGGCATCAAGGAAGGACAAGAGGCTCCTCTGGCTGACTTCCTAGAAACCATTGTCCGTAACACTCAGTCCATCATCCAATCCGGTATGAAGAATGCTGCGGCACAACGCGCTGTCGGTGCGGCTGTTCAGTTAAAGACTGCCCAAAAGCGTACTGACGTGTCATATTCACCCGGTGTTGTTACTGTGTTGGAGCGTGGAAAGCCTGTCTCCTACGATGTTTCTGATCAGTTGTTCATTGATGCTGTTAAGAGTTTAAACCTACCAGAACTGCCGTTCTTGAGCATCTTCTCTGCCCCTGCCAACTTGCTCCGGAATATGATCACCAAAGATCCCGGCTTTATGATGGCCAACTTGATGCGTGACTCCTTGTCTGCGTGGGTTACTAGCGGTGCAAATATGACTCCTATCGCCTCTACCATCTCCAACTTTGGTAAGGCTATCGGTGGCAAAGATCCTGCATACCTTGCTCTACGCAATGCTGGTGTGATCGGTGGTTATGAGTTTGCCAGCGACATCAAGACAAGCGGTGCTATCTTGGGTGCAAGTCTGCGCAGAGCGACTGGAACTGAGATGGGTGCAGAGAAGGCTCTTAAGCCGTTTACAAGCCTTTGGCGCGGCCTAGAGAAAGGTACAGAGGCATCTGATGCCGCTACCCGTATGGCTGTCTACAAATCAACCTTGGAGCGTACAGGTAACGAGGCAGAAGCCATCTTCCGCGCCATGGAGGTGATGAACTTTAACCGCAAGGGTAACCTTGCCATTGTTCGTATTCTGACTGCGGCTGTGCCATTCCTGAATGCTCGTATGCAGGGCTTGGATGTGTTCTACCGTGCCGCCTTTGGCAAGATGGCCAGTGAAGATGCCGCCGCTATTCAGCGTTCATTCTTCATCCGTGGTGCAACTCTCATGGCCCTGTCTGCCATGTATTGGTTCTTAACCCATGATGATGAGGAATACATCAATCAAGAGCAAGAGACACGAGACAACAATTGGCTGTTCCCATCTGCGGGCATTCGTATCCCAATCCCGTTTGAGGTTGGTGTACTGTTTAAAGTCGTTCCGGAGCGTCTGCTTGAGTACTCATTTGGTAACGATACTGGTAAAGATCTAGCCGACTCAATGAAGCGTAACTTGGTTAGTACCTTTGGTATTAGCCCTCCTCAGACTTTCTTACCATTGATTGAGGCTCGCACCAACTACTCTTTCTTCACAATGAGACCCATTGTTGGGCAGGGCATGGAAGGTGTAGCCACTGAATTTCAGACATCTCCCGGAACTTCTGAGCTGGCTAAGACGGTCGGTAAGGCAATTGGACAGTCACCTATCATGGTTGACCACATCATTAAAGGTTACACAGGCTCAATGGGAATGTACGCAGTTGACTTGATTGACGCAATTCTTTTTGCAAATGATTCATCGCCTAAAGCCGCTAAACGCTTTGAGCAACTGCCTGTTGTCAAAAGGTTTGCAGTTGACAAGGAAGCCAAAGGTACGCAAACGGCTTACTATGAACTAAAAAATTCTGTTGATGAAGTTGTGAGAACAGTCAACATGATGGAGGCAACTGGCGCTGGTGAAGATCTTGGCGCTTACATGGAGAAAAACGCTCAACTGTTTGGCATGAGAAACTACATAAGTAGCGTAGAGAAACAAATGAAGTTGATGCGTCAGGCAACAGTCCAGATCCGTTCATCGGATATGTCTCCTGAAGAGAAGAGAGACTCTCTAATGGCTATCACACAGGCTCAGAATGCAATGACCTCCGGCATTAGAGAACTCAAGAAATCTATTGCACAGTAAGATGACCCCGCTCAAAGAGCCATCCAATGGTTCTGCGGTGGGCTTCATCCCAGATTTCTTTACGTTCTTCCTTGTTTAAACGTTTGCCTTGGTCAATATCTGCGTGGCAGCTAAAACATAAAGCCGCTATCCGGTAGTCGTGGGCTTTTAAACCCATTCCTTTACCATCCTTTTGTTGGTTGGAATGAGAGGCTACCACCGTGCCATCCTGCACCCCGCAGATCTGGCATGGTGATTCCCTGACGATATCTAATAGAGATCTACTCCGGTACATCTTGCTTCGCTATAAAGTTAACGTAACGGGCTATCTCATGGCCGGTGTAATCAATGTCCCCATAACTTCCAAACCTCGCTGCAAGCCGTTTAAACGCAGCTTGCTGGGCTGCCTGCCAAACTTCGTAACTCCAGCCCCCGTCATCTTCAAAGGCTTTATTGCCTATGAACTCACAGTATTCTTTCTTGCATTCAGTCATTTCTTTTCCTGTTTAAACGTTGCATAGTATGCTGCCGGGAATTTTGCTTTTTGTTTTACGTAAGTCCGTAACCATTCAGCCCCGCCAAGTTCTTTAAACATCAACCACTCAACATCCGACATCCTAAGATAGCGATTTTTTAGTTGTGCTGGTGGTTTAGATCTAGGCATTTTTAGGTCTCCTTGTTGCTCGTAGAGTCCAACAGGAAGCGCAATACCATTTACTAGAATTCATTTGCACACCACCTTCTGGTGGTTTGGCGGTATCACATTTTCCACACTGTTTAAACCTGTGCAGGTTTGGCTGCATACCGTTTAAATCTAGTTGTTGTTTGACAAATCCGTTCATGTTTTCATATCCCTTACATACCGCGCAAAGCTTGCGGCTGTATCACCAAAAGCAATCTGCATATTTTCAAACTCTTTAGCTACCTCCTCCAGCACATGATTTCTCTGTGAGGGAGATACATATAAAGTGAACTCTAGTTGAGCTTCTACCATCTGTCTTTTCCGCCAGCCCATTTCTTTTTCTGATATGTTTAAACTATGTTTATCTTCAGATGATATCTGCGACATACGTTGCTCCTTCAGTGGTTAATGCCCATACCAATGCCTTGCTACCTGATGGTGCAGGGCGCTTTACTCTTTGCCCGTGAGCATCCGTCAATCCGGTGATAAGTCCTGCGTCTTGGCATTCTTTTCGTCGTTTGCCAATACTGTTTTGTTGAAGCCCTGTGCGGGATGCCAACTCATAATCTGTCAAGGGGCCAAATCTTTTGAGCGTAGTGAGTGCCAATATGCGATGTCTACTCGCTCTAAATTTAGCATCTTCAGCGGCCTCATGTGAGGTTTCAGGATCGCTATTACGGGACATAGGATCGTTAAACAAAAGAATTTGTTTTGCACTATGTTTAAACTCTTTAGGATCACTTGATATATTCTTTGCATCAATAGATTTTCTGTACTGCAAAACCTCTTCCAGTAACTGCTCCATCTCATCAGCCGCCATTAAATGAAACGGGCTGATCGGAACACTATTTGCAAGACCGCGCATCATTCCAATGGTCGCCCTTGCCGTTCGTTCGCTTAGCTTCTTCATGTATTCTTCTCCTTGAGTTTGGCTTCAATAACCCGAACGTAGCGAATCACGGTCTGGTTTGATACGTTCCCATCATCAAGACCAAATGCAAAGCCGTCATCAATGGCGTCTTCAATCTCCTGATCCGTCAGCCCTACCCAAGGGCGAACGTAGTCTTGGATATCATCGTTATCTTGTTCCCTGCCCACCACTCGGCTCAAAGACTCACCTCGCGCATCAAAATGGTACGGCTGACCGTTCTTCATCTCAATCTCATGGGCTATGCGGCCAAACTCATCGTCTTCATCGGTATGAATCATGTGGTTTTCTCCTTAATATCGTAGAACCAATCGTCCCCCGCAGACCACTTGCGTGTTCCATCCACAGTCCAAAGAGACTTTGCGGCTTGGAAGTCGGGGAACTTTGTCTCGGCAGGGATCAAGCTCTGGTCGTACCAAAAGCAACGATTGTTTGGCTGGCAAGCAAACTGTCCGTTGTCCAATGCAATCCAGTTAAAAGACTTATGCTCCTCGGCTTGCTCGGTAAAACCCGTGTCCAAGTCCATACCTTCAGCACAGAAGTCCACCGTAAACAGATACCTACCAAAGTGCCACTCTTTGTCTTTGCCCAAAAACTTCACTCCAAGATTACGCAGACCAATCTTTTCAATGACTGTGAAACGATAGCCCATGCAATCCCAAAGCTGAAGCGTATCTATTGGCAAGTCGCCATGCCCCGTGTCAGAAACGTAGGCGTGTATTGGAAGCTTGTCGTATAGCGCCCCGTAGTTGGGCAGTAAGCTTTCAATACGAAACACCTGTCCTCGCAAAGCTTTGAGACTTACCCAGATGGCGGGTTCAAGTTCACCAAAACCCTTTTCAAAGTTGTAAAGAAACTCTTTACGAACAAAGCATTTGATGGGCGGCAGTGATGCCACGATGTAACTCATGCTGATCCTCCAAAAATCTTTCTTAGTATTCTTTGAGTGAGGGATTCTGCCGCAACATACTCAGGTGTAATCGTGCATTCCAAGTCATCCTCCCAAGTAGCCCACTCTAGGAGCCATTGCCATGAACGTTGTTCATCGCCATCAAGGAAGTTTTGCTCGGCAATCTGCAAGCACAGCTGCTTATTTGGGCGTTTAAACTCTTCAGTATTCAAGCTCATAATTTCTCCTGTAGTGATATTGGAACGTAGAAGCAAGCCTTACTCTTGCTATCAAGTACATGCACAACGCCATTGCCTTTTGTCTGCTCAGGGTGATCCAACCACCGTTTACAGTTCATGCACTTGTCATTGACAAGTTGTGGTTTACACCTTGTGTACTCATGAGACAGAGGTGTCACTCTCCAAGCTCCCCAAGCATTTGATCTGTTAAGTCACGCACCCGCTTTAACGCTACATTCATGTCTGCCTTATGTGTAAACTCACCAGTAACAGCCATCTTGATGCTTGTTAAAGTTTTGTACATGTCCTTACCCTTTAGGGCAAATAGCAAGTTATCTTCGTCTTCAGGATATGTAAATTCAAGTATTGCCTTGGATTGCATAAAGTCTTTCAATTGGTTTGGCAATCAACCAACGGTCGCCTAGCTGTAATACAGCGCGAACCCATTTGCGTTGGTTATGGCGATTGATATGTTCGGGAACCATGTCGTTGTTATAGATCTGTCTAGCTTTTCTGCGTAGTTGTTCAGGCGTTAACATTTTCTCTCTCCCTAAGTTTTAGATGATCCGGCATCTTTGAAGCAATCCAATAACCGGTTGCGTTTAAACTAAATCCTTTTTCAATCATTTCTTCCGGAGTTCTGCATCTGCGGTCTACTCCATGTTTGCCTGTGCGGTGCTTACTAAAAGCACCAGTGCTGTTAAAGTATTCTTTGCACGACTGACATTGATTACGGTCACCCTTTAGAATTTTCACTGGTTACCTCCCTCATTGTTAGGCTTGCAATCTCTACACTCATCATCTCGCCAAAAGATTGCCCTGACGGGAATCTCATCTGCGATGCTTGGTTCTCATTGATGACTTTGGTTGCCGCTTTTAGGCCATCATTAAATCCCTTGAGGTAAGGATTGTCTTGTGCCATACGCACCTCCAATCCCTCACGCAGAATCCTAGCCATCGTCACCTTCTTTAATTTAGAAAACTTCTTTAGCTTGAGATAGTCGGCATCGTCCAAGTACGTCATGAACGGTTTTAGTTTTTTAGAAGGGGTCATCAGTTTTCCTTACGGATTCAAACTCACGGAGTAACACATCAAACTCAGCTATAGCAAATTTATTTCCATGTAGCTCGGTACGTGATTCAATTCCACAGCGTTTACACAACATGTGCGTAGCATCAAGTTCGTTGTCGCACAACAGGAACTCTTGGAAGTCGTGGTCGCGGCAAAGCATCCCTGCCTTGGCGACTCGATTGCTGTACTGTGTAGGTGATTCATCATCTTGTATGCGAACCAATGCACAGGCGTATCTCGCCCCAACAAAGTCACGCAGAATCTCTTCCGGTGCTTCATCAGGGTGCATAGCAAGCGTCAAAATAAAACCGGTACGGTCTTGCTTTAACGCTACCTTACGAGCTTCAAACTGTAACGCCATCGAGTTGCCCCTGAAGATAGGAGATCACTGCACGGTAGCCAATCACGTCATTTTCCAACTGCTTAAGTTCATCTTCTTGCTCTTGTATTACTTGATCATTGATGTCTTTAAGCATTTCTAAGTTGGCGATTAGCGCGTGTAAACGATCAATTTCTTTGCGCAGAACTTTTTGCCCTTCTGTAGGGGCTACTGGCTTCACCTTCTTTACCTTTTTCTTGTCGTTATGCAAGACTTGGTAAACATAAGCGTTTGTTACACCACAAGCCTTGGCAACATCGCTTGGCTTGTGTGTAGGGTTGGCTTCTTTGTAGTCTCTGATTTGTTGTGATTTAGTCATGGTCTCTCCTTAAAACGGGATCTCGCTATCATCAGCAGGGAATTCCTGCGCTTGGTTCTCTTGGCGTACACCGCCTTGTTGTTCGGGAACAAAACGATTCACAGCAATCGACAAATAAGTCTTGCCATTAGTTTCGCTAACTCTTTTCCAACCGGATAGCTTAATAACTGTCAAACCGTTTTCAGTTTTGATATTTGTCAAGTCTTTGAGGTTAATGGCAATAGTCCCCCAGTAATCGGGAGACTGGGCTGTAGTCTTTGTTTGACTTGCAAACAGATTGCCAGTGTCAGGACGTGCCTCAAAGGGCTTCGTATAACTTTTCTTTGGTGCGTAATTACTCATTTGGTTTCTCCGTTTGGTTAAGTTTTAGCTTCAAGGATTTGAAGCAGTTCAAGACCTCCTCGTAAAGAGGAGGGTGCGTTTGCTTCAGCGAATCAAGCTGAAGTTCATTGCTCTTCCAGTAGCTGTTTAAACCCGCTACTGTGGTGCAGTGGGTCGTCCACTCAATCATTCCATCAGCAAACAACTTACGGCTTGCGTCTGAGTTGTCCCACTCGGTGGGCTTGGGTTTAGTCTTAGTCAAGATCTTCTCGTACTTATTGCCGTCTTCCTGTTTGGTCAATTCACCCATAGAAGCTTTCGCCTGTGTGATAGGAGCGGCTTTCTCATCGTCTTGCGGCAAGTCATCTCCGGCATAGATATATATGCCCAAACCGTGCAGGGCGAGAGCTTTGGTCATGCATCTCATGATGGCAGTGTTAACGGCAAACGCATCGGGGTTAAGGATGGGTTTGTTCTTGTAGTCCATGACAGGCAACATACATGTACGTGGCTGACCGAACAGAGTGACGGTGACCCATACCATACCTGTGCCATTGACATCCATGTAGGGTTTACCCTCAAAGATCTGCACATCAAAGGTTGCGGTGGCATCGGCTTTTAAAGCCTCTTGCCATGCCCACGCCCATGAAAGGTACGTCAGGCCATTCTTCTTCTCTGTGTGCTCGTTGACGTTAATCTTGAGCAAATCATGGGGCGACATTTGTGTTTCCGTTGTTTCTTTTTTCATCATGTTCCTTTTGCAATTTATTAATTAAAACCGTGAGGTTTGTTCCAACTGAATCCTCGATAAATTCAAGACAATCTTCGGCATCCCATCCTTCTTGATAAACACCTAATGTGATATCAGTCAAAAGCTCTTCAATTCTTTCAGCCATATCCAAGCAAGTTTCTTCATCCCTGCCCTTCACGATGTCCATGATTTCCTCTTTGACCTCATTGATCTTCATTTAACTCTCCTTGATATTGTTTACACCACTTGCTGACTCCACAGAAATCTCCTGTGCATCGCTTGGGTTCGCCTTTTCTTTCCTCGACATATCCTTTTTCCTTTTCTGCCAACTCTGTGGCTTCTTCTATTGACTTAAATACACGGATCGCAGTCTTGCGTCCTTCCCTCTTCACTGCGTAGATGGTCTCGCTCATCCATCGTTCTTCATCGGTACAGGCTTGTAAGTCCTCCCCGAATTCCTGTGCTTGCTTGGCGGCACGGTGCATGTCCAAGCGTTGGCGTACATAGGTTTCTGTGGTGACCGAGTCCCACATGGGGATGTCAATCATGACTGCCTCTGCTTCGGGGTAGTTCTCCTGATTGGAGTGAGCACTGTAGTCTTTGATAATTGCGCAGATCTTTAGACCGCAGACCTTTTGCTTCTTGACGGTCTCCACAAGCCATTTGTAGATGTTCAACTGGGTGACCCAATCGTCCTTAGACTGCATGACTGACCAAGCCTTGACGAACTTGTAGTCAATGATGACGATACCCTCCTCAGTATGTTCCTGTAGGTCAACTGCACCGCTGACAGTGATGCCGTCTATAGAGTGGAAGATCCGCTCCTCGTTGGTGTAGCCCTCAACAGTCTTGCCCTCAAGCTTGCCGTGCATGAATGTTCCGAGCTGAGATGCAATTAACTTGGTAACGTCAACCTCCATCTCTTCATCATACTGTTCGCGCATTCTGCGTATCTTTGGTGGCGACATTAACTCTGTTACGCTATACTGTGACGCACCCTTTGTGTAGAAGTCCCTTGCAAGCAAAGCCACGAACGGTGCGGGTAAGCCTTGTTTATTGGTTATTTTCATTTACTCTCCTGAAAGTTGTTATGAACCCAGACCTCAATAATAGCGATGCTCCGCAAGAATTGCAAGCACTATCACAAATTATTTTTGGTGAGCCAGCTTCCAAAGCAAATTCTCGGAGGGTTGTTCACTACGGTGGTATGTCTAGGCTGATTAAGTCTGCTAAAGCACTCAGTTACTCTGATGTTTTTAGACAACAATGCGGGAAACTACCTACGTTAATGACAGGTGATCTGCGAGTTACTCTGCATATTTTCTATGCATCAAGACGACCCGACTTGGATGAGAGCCTGATCTTAGACCTGATGCAGGGACTCATATATGAGAACGACAGGCAAGTTAAAGAGCGTCATTGCTACTGGGGGCTAGACCCTGACAACCCTCGTTCAGAGATCATCATTGAAAAGATCCCTGAGATTGCCCCAAAAAAAAGCCCCTCCAAGAAAACTCGGAAGGGCTAATCCCATTACAGGAGGAGAGTACCAGCAACTGCAAGTTGTGGTGCTCATAGTTTAAACCAAAATACAACCGGTAAACAAAATACAGCTGTTGGCCAGCAGCGGATGTTTAAACACCACAGCAGCCCCGGCGCACTTGTTTAAACGCTGTACGCCGCCCGGGATAAAGTATTTTAAATATTTCAGCGTTATCTAGGAATTAAATGTTAAAGGATCATTCTCAAATTATTCAATCATTTAAAGATGGCGCAACCATGCCTGATATTGCCGCATCGCATGGGGTTACGCGACAACGCATTCAGCAAATCTTAAAGGCTCATAATTTAAATCGAGTAGATGGTGGCGCGTATTTAAAAAAGATGGCTATGCGCACAACCCAGCTTGAGGAGCGCAATGCTCGTTATATAGACAAGCTTGGGTGTACCTATGGACAGTACAGGGCAATCCCTGTTCCGGCTCGTCTGGCTTATCGATACCAACAAAGGAATGCCAGAGCACGAAATATTGGCTGGGCTTTTACTGTTTACACGTGGTGGTGTATCTGGCAGGAGTCCGGCAAATGGGATGAGCGAGGCCGAGGGTTTGGGTATTGCATGGCCCGTAAGAATGATGTGGGAATTTATAGCCCCGAAAACGTGTACATCTGCACTGGATCTCAAAACATGCGTGACTATTACGCAACAGACTTGTACAAAGAACGTAAAAAAAGATATACAACTCCTTAAAATTTGTGCTTATAATTCAATCGTTGCTGTAGTGAGTAACAGATAAGTTAGGCCATTTACACATGCGTTTCGCTTTACCCAATGCTTTCGGTCGGAGAGTCATTAGGTAAGGTCACTACCGAAACGCAGTTGTAAGTGGCCTTTTTTGTTTTGGGACTGGGACTGTGCAGTGGGTTAGCGCCACTGTGGACGTTTCTAATGTTTTGAAAACACTGCTTCATGTGGGCAGTCCCAGTCTCTCCTCCTCCTACGACAACCGTACTCCAGACGTTACTAAGGGGTAGACATCTGCCTGCGTGGAAGCAAAGGGTTACGTGGTATGCCGTAAGGCTAGGGGGCAGTTCCCGAATAATCCACGGTGCTGGTCGAGTCTGCAAGCATAGGGGTTCAGCTAACGCTGACATGCAGATGCCGTTAGGCGGTGAAACCAAACTCCTCCGTACTCCATGCGTGGGGTAGGGGGGTCTTTGGGTGAAATATAAGCACAAGCCCCGACAGGGGCGTTAAGGAGAGGATATGAATACAGAGGCAAGGATCAAGGCATTAAAGGCGGGGATACAGGCTGAACTAGACCGCACCGCAGACAAGGATGTTTTCAACAGTAATCCACAACGCAGAATGGAACTGGAGATTGCATTGTTGGAGCAAGGATGTCAGGTTGATCAGGATGAGCATGGCTTGCTTGTCAACCGAAGGTACATCGTGGCGGTGTCAAAGAATAAATGGTGTGTCAAGGGTAATTACAAATGGTATTACTACAAGGACATCCCAACGTTTGTTAAAAAATATGTAAAGAGAGAAGCATGAAGCAACGTGTTTACACGGTCGGGGTGGGAAATCAGATCAGGCTGATCCGTGCATCCAATCGCAGACAAGCGATAGCGCATGTATCCCTCGGGATCATGACCATCCGAGTCGCCACACAGGAAGACATCATCACCCAACTAGACAAAGGAGTGCCTATTGAGAACTACACACCGCCCGAGCAGATTGAATTAGAACTTTAATTTTCAAAACAGGAGAGAGAGATGGAATTTCATAGAGCAAGAAACACAGATCCAGTAACAAGCCACATGGCGGCCGCATCAATCAAAGATTCTGCCCATGCACATTACGAGTTAATTTTGGACTGTTTAAAGCGGTTTGGCCCTCTGGGCAAAGATGGCATCGCGTTACACGCTAACATCAACGGGTCAGCCGATGGTAATGCAGTGGCTAGGCGTTTGCCCGAACTTGAAAAGTTAGGTTTAGTAGAGCAAACTGGCAAGTTGGTTTTATCAAAAAGTGGCCGCAAAGAACGCGAGTGGGCTTATGTCATACCGCAGTCTTTGTTTTAAACAGGATCAATCATGACACGCAACTATAAACAAGAATTTAAAACACAAACAGAACGTGGCGAACATGAGAACCGAATGGAACGCCAACGTGCCCGTAGAAAATTAGACGCTAAGGGAGTGACCCGACAAGGTAAAGACGTAGCCCACGTCAAGGCTTTGTCCAAAGGTGGATCAAACGCAGATGGCATCCGTCTTGAGTCACCGGCCAAGAATCGTTCGTTCCCAAGAAAATCTAATGGGGGTATGAAATGATTGCAGAAAGTTTAAACCAAAAGGAATGTTTAAACTGTAAATCTGATTTGGCAGCTTTAGGAAAAAACAGGCAAGCTTTGTATTGTGGTGTTCAATGTAAGAACGCCTACCGCAGGATAAAAGATCCTGAGATACATACCCTTCAGACAGCCAAATATAAATCAACCATGCGTGGCAGGGCAATCGCCATGTTTCATGGGACTAAGGTTGGGCGAAGATTCCGTGATGGGAATGAACTAACGCCCGAATGGATCATGCAAAAATTACAACATGGTTTTTGCGAAGTTACTGGCTTGCCATTTACATACGGATTAGAAGCAAGAAATCCGTGGTCGCCATCTCTAGACAGAATTGATCCAAAGATTGGCTACACGTTGGAAAATACACGAGTGGTTGTTTGGATTTACAACACAGCTAAAAACGTTTTCCACGATGAAGATGTCATGTTAATGGCTCAAGCTTTGATCAATCAAAGCATTAAAGAGACTATGAAATGAACGCTGAGTTTGTGGATCAGTTCCACTTCAACGAATCTACTCGGGTTGCTTGCCCGTACTGTTCTACTGAACGTAGAAAATCAAATCAAAAAGACATGACGCTAACCCGCAAAGCAGACGGGGCGGTCGTGTTTCATTGCCATCATTGCCAGACTAACGGCTCAGTCCAACCACAACAGGAGAGAATTTTGTCAGCCGTACCCAATCCAACAATTGTTTCCAACAAACTGCAAGATACACATTACGCATGGTTAGCTATGCGCGGGATTTCAAAACCAACCGCAGACAAGATGAACTTGTTTGCATCAGAAAAATACTTTGGCAAGCTAGGTAAGACCGCAGATGCCATAGGCTTTCCTTACTACAGACAAGGTGCATTGGTTGCCGCCAAGTACAGATCATTTCCTGAGAAAGACTTTACCCAAGACTCAGGCGGTGCACATGATTTTTTTGGGCTTGATCTTGTTAAGAAAGATCAGCCACTCATCATTGTTGAGGGCGAGATAGATTGCTTGTCCCTTATGGAGTTAGGCTTTGAGAATGTGGTCAGCGTCCCATCAGGAGCACCCATCAAAGTCGCAGATGGAAAGGTTCTGCCCTCCGAAGACAAGAAGTTTGCCTACGTATGGAACGCACGGGAAGTCCTTGACGCAGTTCCTTATGTAATCCTTGCCACAGACCAAGACACTGCGGGTCAGGCGTTAGCCGAAGAGTTGGCAAGGAGAATTGGAAAAGAGAAATGTCGGCTGGCCAAATTTGAAAAGAAAGATTTAAACGAGGTCATGCTTGATGACCCGACAAAGGTAGGGGAGGTACTGGCATCTGCCGCCCCGTACCCAGTCTCCGGCATCTCTGACGCGGGCACGTTCTACGAGCGTTTAAACGAGTTGTACGCCAAGGGGACTGGCAAAGGTTTCTCAACAGGCTACTCCTCGGTTGATGAGATTTACACAGTCGCCCCTGCACAGTTGACAGTCGTCACTGGTTACCCTTCATCGGGCAAGTCAAACTTTGTGGATCAGATTATGGTCAACCTTGCGCAAGCCCATGATTGGAAGTTTGCCGTGTGTTCGTTTGAGAATCAGCCTGAGATCCACATCAGCCGCCTGATGGAGATCTATACCAAGCGTAGGTTCTTTGATGGCAAGGATCGGATGTCAGAGAGCGACAAAGAGATAGCGTTTAAATTCGTTAAGGATCACTTCTTGTTCATCGATACAAACGGGGAAGAGCCTTCAACACTGGACTCAATACTGGACAGGGCAAGAATTGCCGTTAAGAGAATGGGAGTTCGGGGGTTGGTCATTGACCCGTATAACTACATTGAGTTACCAAAGTCAGAGGGGACTGAGACTGCCGCCATCAGCGACATGCTGACTCGGGTTCAGAAGTTTTGTAAGGCACATGACGTGCATACATGGTTTGTGGCACACCCATCTAAGATCACCCGACAAGGCACTGAACAACCCCGTCCGGATGGAATGTCCATCGCAGGGTCGATGGCTTGGTGGGCAAAGACCGACTGCGGGGTGACTGTGCACCGCAAGGATCATCACGTAGAGATTGCAGTGTGGAAGTGTAGGTATCGTTGGGTCGGAACGCAGGGCGAAACAACAATGCTATACAACAAAACCGCAGGGACTTACTCGGAGAATCTCGATGCCTTCTAACAGTTTAAACGGAAACCGGATTGCAGGTAGCTCATCTGGTGATCCTGCTGATGATCCCCGTTTAAACATCAGGGAAGAACTGGCAGGTGAGTGGGACACAGAACTTCTCTTCCTGTCGGAGGAGGAGTTTGACGAGGCAATCATTGGGGTGGCAGAGCGGACAGGTGAAGAGCCTGTCGTTGCCTATGACACAACAAAGATCGTGGAGATCCTGAGTCGGTCAATGACTGTGGACGAGGCTTATGAATATTTTGAGTTCAATATTCTTGGGGCATACGTCGGCCACAAGACTCCACTGTTCATAACCACAACGTTTAAACAGTAACAGCAGCCAGCAGCAGGAATGTATTGCGTTTAAACACACACAGCGGCATCCCGGGCTGCGCTGTAAACGTTTAAACGCATGTATATAGGCCAAAAAAAGGGAGCCGAAGCTCCCTTAAATTCTTGCGACTCTCACGGCCTGAATGATGTTTGGATATTTCCCACAGTAACGAGGCACTCGGTCTCTGCCCATCCGATAGACTGCCCATGCCTTCTGAGCGTAGGTGATGTACTTCTCGGCAGGGTTGACAAAGCGTTCATGATTAACAAGGTCAACGAGGTTGTCGTAGTAGTAGGTTGTTTTGAGAAAGGTTGGGTCTGATTGGGTGATGGCTTTGATTTTCTTCATCAATGAACCTCATCAGACCTAGGACGCATGGATCGTTCTATCTCATAGGTAACTGCTACAACTTCTAGCACATCCTCCTTGGCTAGTTTATTTGTCACGGCTATGGACACTGCGGCCTTGATCAGGAGACCAAGGGTCTCTTGCCCATCTACCTCATTCGCCCCGATCCAATCGATCAACCCCTCATAGGCTTTGTAGAGGCGGTCATAGTCCATGTCCTTGTCGTTAAGTTTAATGGTCTTGATCTGCATGATCAATCTCCTTTTCCATGTATCGGACTAATGCCTGAGCCTGTTCACTCTGCATTTTCTGAATGATCTCATACATCTGCGGGGCGATAGCCATCAGACGTGCGTTGGCCCTCTGAGTGGCAGTCGGTAGGTTTTTGTTGACGCATGATCCAACTTGAGGTTGGCCGTGCTCATTCTCATAGCCCCACACTGTAGAGCCGTGCGCAGTCCAAGGGTGAGGTGATACGTGTTTAAACATCATGGTCTCCAGTAGAACAAGTCAAGAAGCAAAACGATCATGCCGATAAGAAGCAAGACCCGCTCAAGTTTTTGCCATAGTGTGTGGTTCATTTAATTTCCTCAATGTCTTGAATAAATTCTTCCGCATGAACTACTTCATAATTTTCAAGGCCAGTATGAATTTCTCTCGCTATTTCTTCGGCTTGAATTTCATCTTCAGCTTCAATTTCAAAAAAAGTAACTTGGTGTTCAATGCGAACATATGGGACTTTAAATTTTTTCATTGCTTTTCTCCTTTTTTAAACGTGTTGATTTCAGAACGCCCTTTGCAAATTCCACATCAAGTGTTAAGTGCTCGATCCATGAGCCGTCATCGATGTAGCGGTCAGCAGACAGGGTGAGGTTTTTTAATCCCGCAGTGAGGTAGACAATTCGTTCTTGATCGGTCATTTCCACTCCTCTACATCGGTTATTGTCATTTCGGTAACAAGCATCCCCTGCACCTCTACCCTGTCGATGGCAGAGGCTTCGGCCTCTTCCCGACTGGTTGCATCTATCACAATGTCAACGTAGCCTTCAACGGCCACTGAGACTGTGTAAGTCTTGGTGCGGTTCTGTTCGTCCAGTCTGCGCTCATTGGCAACCCACAGAGCGGAATAATGATTGTCTAGTCCTTGCATTACTGTTCTCCTTCATGGCCTTGTGCGTAAATGTTTTCAAGAAAATTAAGCACGTCATCAAGACAGTCACCAATGGTTATGTCTGTGCCGTCATTGTCCTTGGGCATGTCTTTAATCTTTTTGGGCAGTGCACGTCTTACGTCCATAAGATCGCAAATTGCAGATGATGTATCGTTTAGGTTTAAACGCATGTTTTCTCTCCTTAGCTACTGGTCTCTTTTTTAGGGGTGAGGGGCAAGCCCCCCTCAGGCCGCAAGCTTCAGCTTGTCAAACGCTATCGTGCCCAAGTCCTCGATCTTCTCGATGGTCACTGCGTTTTTGTAGATGTGGGTCACATCGGCACGGATGCCGATCCCAATGGTTGTGATGCCGAGGTTCTCGCCCACAATGGCTTGCTCTTTGCACTGGTCAGCCTCACCGATTCCATCGCTCAGTAAGAAGCAAACCTTGCGCTCTTCCTGACGATTCAGCAACAGGCCATGAGCGTATTGCAGGGCAGTGCTATCGTTTGTGCCGCCCCCTGCGGTGATGCGCTCTAGCAGGGGTTTGATGCGTTGGTAGGGGGTGTTGAAGTCCTTGAGGATCGACACGTCACAACCGAACGTTACGACACTGGTTGCAACCCCTGCCTTGGTCAGCGTGTCCAGTAGGGCATACGTGGCAAGGATGGCATGGTACATCTTAGAGGTCAGGGGGTCTTTGTTCTTGAACATCGAGCCGGACACGTCCAACACAATCACAACCGCAGAGTCGATGCCGTCATGCGCTTTGCGCTGTTTAAACAGGCGGTCATTGTGTGCCATAGTAGGCAGTGCACGGATATTCAAAGTGCCTGACTTGCGGTTGTTTTGGAATTCTTCAAAGCCTGAATTCTCAAACAGTTTGCGTACAGAGTAACGTAATTTTGCAGGGATCATAAGACCTCTATTAGAAGTTGATGGGAAACACTGAGTCACCATGTGGCCGAGTGTGTTTTTCTTTTTTGGCAATATGCCCTGTCCAGTAAGTGCCGCCCGTCTCTGTACCCTCGGGTGCTTTTGTGTCAGGTTCTACCTTACGTGCTTCAACGGGTTGACCATTGGGCTTGATAGGAGACTTCGCAGGGTTAGTTGGGGGGGTAGGTGCACCGCCTCCCTGATCGCCCGTTGTAGGGTCATCTGAGGGGCTTCCTGAGCCATCCTCGGGATCGCCATCGGTTGGCTGACCATCGGTTGGCTTGTCGCCCTTTTCTTTGCCCTTTACAGGCTCAGGGTTGGGGTTGATGTTGGGCGGTTGGATCTTAGCCAGTTGGCCGTAAACCCACATTGCAACATCCAAGGTCTGCCATGAATTGTCGCAAGCGTTTAAACGTTTAGCGGCTTCAGCAAAGATCACTTGCAAACCCTCGGCCACTGGTACTTTGATTGTGGCGTGTCTACGTGCATAGACTGCAAGAGCAAAGGGGTACTGCGCAGGGTTTGCCCAGTCGGTCACCTCGGCTATGGCTTCGGCCACAACACCATTGATCAATGCGGCAAGCAGGGGTTCAATGTTGCCAGTCAAGTTGGCCTTGATGGCTTTGTGCTCGATCCATGCATCCTCTAAGGCGTTGTGCAATTGAGCCACATACTGACTGTGATCCCATCCCTTGCGGGTAGCGTCAAAGTTGGTGTATGTCCAGTGCAACAATTCGTGAATGCCGTAGCCAACATAGCGCATCAGGTCAGCGTGTGTCAGGGTAGCGTCATCTCTGACGTTGCTCAGGCAGAGGTGACCTTTTTGGGTGATGGACGCAGACTGAGTGCCGCCCCATTGGATCTGCACTGGGTCACGCCCAAGGTCAGAACAGAACTTGTGAATCGCCAATGTCACCGCACGTTTAAACTCAAAACCTCGGTAATGTCTCATGATTTTCCTTACAAATATTTTGCTAGAACACTAGCGTTGATGTATGCCGCCTTGATTGCATCGAGTGCAGTGCGGCTCTCTTCGGGTTGACGTGAAGTAATGGTTGATTCCCAAGCTTCATCGACAGTTAGAACGTCCAGTGCCCGAATGAATGCGAGTGCTGAACGAATAGATGGGGGATCAATAACATCCCCAGTGGCAACCTTGGCACGGGCGGCATTGATGGCGTTCACCACATGCTCGGCCAACTGTTTCTGACATCCTGTGTGGCGGGTGATGGCCTCGACTTCCTGATCCTTGCTTAGGTAGGTGAACGGGATCACACGGGCAAAGCGGTCAGCCAGTGATGAATTCATGGTCTGCGTCTTGGCGTAGCGGCCTGACGTGTCGCCATTGGTCATTGTGTTGTCAGCGGCAAAGACCAACACACCCTGCGCTCTGCGGTGCACAAAGCCCCCGTAATTCACTGCACTGTTCTCTTCCAAGAACCCGTTCAAGGGGGCAAGTTCTCCGGCATCGGCCATGCTGATCTCATCGAGCAAAACCACAGTCGAGGGGCATGTGAAAGCTTCCAAGAAGTTGCCTTTCTTGAACACTGTCGCACCATTCTCCAAACCTACTGCACCGACATAATCGTCCGCAGTGGTGTACTTGTGGAAGTTAATGCGAGTGTATGAACGGCCTGTACGGGCGGCAAACTGACGGGCGGTCTCTGATTTGCCAGTCCCTTTCGGGCCTCCGAACCATGCGTTCTCGCCTGTGTTTTGAGAGGCAACCAAGTGCTTCAAGATGCCGCCATGCCACACAAAGTTGGGGTCAATTGCAGGGGCGTTGGGTGAATTCCAAATGTCAATCATGACGGGGTCACCATTGGCACGGCAGATATCGACACCGAACACATCGAGCGCAGACTTGCGATCCACAATGGTTGCACTGGTAGCACTGGCAAGCACCGACTCGGCCTTGGCATCCTTGACGGCCTGAGCAAAGGGTTTAAACGCCTTGGCAATTGCACTGGCAACCTCTGCGTTGATCTTGTCCTCATCAAGGGTTGACTTGGATGCATTGGCAAGCCTGTTCAATTGATCGGTCAGGTCATTGACTTGGGTTGCAATGTTCTTGGTATTTTCCACGGCCAGTCGGGCTTTTTGGATAGCGTCAAGGGCAGTCGATTCACCACGGCTTGCCACGTTGGAGATGGCATCGAGGCGGGTATTGTCAACACCGCCTGTGTTGTCGGCCACTGGGGGGCAACCTTTGATGTAGTCAATGCTGACTGAGCCGTCCTCGATCAGGTCAGCAAGCCAGTTCAGGCGAACCATTTTGTCCTTGTCATTGATGACGGACTGGGGGGCTTTGAGGGCGATAACCGCGCCATTGATGACGTATTTGTCGATGGGGGTCAGGGTTTTAATTGTGCTTAATGCGGCCATTTTTATCTCTCCTAGGTACTGGTTTCTTTTAAATTAATCCGAGAACATCGCCCTCATTGGGGCAGAGGGGCAAGTTCAAATTGCCCTGTTTAAACGCCCACTTGGCAGTGAGCCTGACTGTGTACCCGCATGAGGGGCACACACATTTCAGCATCCGTGTCCCTTGCTTTTTGCCAACCGAGGCAGATAATTCTGCGTGGACATAAGCACCGAGCGAGTCGATGATCTGTTGGTAGGCGGCAACGAATGCACCGCCATGTGTGACCGATTTGTATCGGGCTGACTGAGTGCCGTTGGGCAACAAGTGCATGGCATCTGCCACTTTTTGGTAGGGCTTGCCGTGGTTCAATGCACCCTTGGCGGTGTGGCACAACATGGCAACAAGGGTCTCAAAGACCTTGACGGGGTCAGCCAGTACAGGGCTGATGAAAATTTCAAAGTGTGCGTCAGCACTGTTGGTATTGGGGAAGCACTCGCCAACCGACTTGAAGTTGGTGCGTTTAGCGTTGGACGGGAGGGCACAGGAAACCCGAACTTTGTCAGTGATTGACACGCCATTGGACAGGAAAAAGGGACGCAGTTCATCGACTGCCGCAGTGAGCCAGTCTTCACGGGTAAGGTGTTTGATAGGTAAGGTCATGGATGGTCTCCGAAGTGTGGCGAAATTACCACTTCAATGCACTGACTCGCAGTGCATCAAGGTGAAAATTAAGGGCAGTTGGCGTGTTCACGCAGTGCACCGAGCAGGGTCAGGCCAAGCACATGCTTGCAGATCACGTCACCCCAGTTGCCGAGTGGCTCATGTGTGAGGGCAAGCAAGAGGGCTTGCCTGTCCTCTTCAGTGCGACTGACTGCACCGAAAAAGTAGAACGCCTGTTGGTAGACAAAGGCTTCACGGGTCTGCACGTTCCAACGTGTGGCATTGGGGTACTTGCTGAAGTCATTCTGAGCAGATTTCAGGGTGGCTTTGAGAGTGGCAAGCACCTCAAATGATTGAAGTTGGAAAGTGTTTGTAACTGTGGTCATGGTGTTTCCCTATGGGTTGAAGTGCGACTTAGCACTGCAATACCCCCGTGCGGAGGGGTATCACGCTGATAAGTCATGCAACCTTTTTGCCGAGGCAGTCGTTGTAACTGCCAGTGAAAAAGATGCGGTAGCCGTTGCGCTCTGTATCGCCCTTACAGACGATGATGTTGCCGTGGCGGTCAATCTGTGCGGTGTACATATTCATTCTCCTTTGTAGTGACGGGCGATGGCTTGCTGAAGCAGGGCTTGATCTTCAAGCTCAAGCATCATGGAAGCAAAGGGGTGTTTCCATTCATGGCGGTAGACACGCCTTGCGTTTTCCAATGTGGGGTTGGCCTTGTAGGCATCAAGAAGCTTTTTCATAGTGTCTCTCCGTAGCAGTGCGAAAGTGCACTCCATTGCCCAAAGGCAACAGACTGAACTCTTTCAGTCCTCTGTGGTGCGATCACCGAGAGGGTGACTGGATCTGCACTATCTACTGTTCTTTGCCCATCACGGGTCAGTAGGTCTGAGCGGTAATCCTTGCGTGTAAACGATATCGTCTACGCTAACACAACGCTATTGTAATAGCATTGGTTGACAAGGTCTACAACTATTTTCAATTATTTTTAAAATATTTTTTGAGGTGATCTGAGCACTGTATTTATATTAGAGCAAGGGTGTTCAGTGTTTTGAACTACAAAGTATTAGTTTTAATCTGTGTACTTAAGTTCAATTTACCATGGTCTAAAATGAGTACTAAAGTTAATGCACCAAAATGGTGAAAAACGCTCAGGAGACGCGATCGGGAGGTGGCTAAGGGGGTAGTGGCCTAAATTGAAAACGGACGCTCCTAGGGGCCTTTAAATCGATTCTAGAGGCATGTATGTTTATACAGTTTTTGGCCTTTTTGGGGTCGTTTGTATAAGTAATGTATAACAAATGTATAAGCTGTGGATAACTTGGGGGGTGTGGAAAACCTGTGGATAACATCCTGTGGATAACTTTTGACTTATGCACAGGGTGTTGATAAACTGTGCATAATACGAACAGTGCGTTTCCCTGCGTTGGTGATGGGGAAAGTTGGTAGATGCTAACAAATATGGAGTGTTTAAACATGACGAAGACAAGCAAGGCTGAGTACAAGGCGGAGTTGGATCAGGCACTGGACGAAGTGGATGAGTGGGCGGGTGATGAAGGCCACGCAGAACTGAGCGAAGCGGAACAGTATGCCCATGCCGCAGAGAGACCTAAGCTAAGAAAGGATGGAGAACATAAAGGGTCAGACATAAAGAGACCAAAGCCTCTAAGCCCACGTCAAGTACTGTTCACACAGGGAGTGATACAGGGTAAAAGCCTAAGGCAAGCTTACAGGGATGCCTATGCCAACGACACAGGATCAGATGCTTCTATTAGTGCATCCGCGAACAAACTGATGAATGATCCAAGGATCAAGCACATACTAAAAGAAGCTTGGGAAGAGACGGCAGAACACCTCAGTGAAGACCTTGCCGCAAGCAAGAGATACGTATTGAAAGGACTGTTGGCACTAAGCAAGAAGGCCAAGCAAGAGGGTACTAAATTAAAAGCACTGGAACTGCTAGGCAAAGCGGCAGGGTTGTTCACCCCGACAGAGGTGCAAGACAAAGCAGTGATCACCGCAGATCAATTGAAGAGAGAACTCGCAGGGCACATGAAACTATTAGAGAGTGCCAAGGCCAACGTGCTTGACGTAGACATGAAGAGTTTAAACAGTGCTATGCCTATAGCCGAGCAGGGCGTTTAAACATCGGCATACTCGTACCCCCACCCGTACCCGACCCCCACTTGGCACGAGCCGACACCCCTCCTGCGTATACGCTCTAATCCACTCTTCCAAAACATGTTCCCCACTCTTCCAAAACATATCCATAGAACACCCCCCCTTCCTTTTCCATTTCAGACCCCCCGGGGGTATATATATTTTTTAAAAAAGGTCTTGCGAACGTTCGTATTTGCGTTTAAACTCTAAACATTGGTAAGCGAGTGCCAACTTATCTGAAGACACATTGTGGTTGACAACCAAACTGAGCGGCTAGTCACCGTGTTGGGCAGTGTGTCCTCAAATGAGCAAACGCAGACAGTTAGTCCTAGACTTTATCCGTGCATACATTCGGTTGCATGGTGTGTCTCCGTCTTATGAAGTTATTGCCAAAGGAATTGGATTGAGATCTAAGTCAAACATACACCGGATCATCCACCGCCTAAAGGCGGATGGACATCTGGAGACCAAGCCTTATAAGTTCCATGCGATTAAGTTAGTGGACACTACGGCAAAGGCTATGATGAGACTATGAGCTTACTCACCCACGCAGAGATAACAAAGTACTTGGGCATGGCTCCTAAGGCTTCGCCGGAGAACCGGGCTAAGATTCAGATGCTGTTGGAGATGGACAGGATTGAGCGCAGTAAAGAATCCTTTGTGTACTTCGCCTCGCAGATGTGGCCTGTGTTTATCTCTGGTGCTCATCATAAGATCATGGCAGATGCTTTTGAGAGAGTGGCTAAGGGAGAGCTTAAGAGGCTGATCATCAATATGCCTCCCCGGCACACTAAGTCTGAGTTTGCCTCTTTCCTTCTACCTGCGTGGTTCTTAGGTAAGTTTCCACATAAGAAGATTATTCAGACTGCGCACACTGCCGAGCTTGCCACTGGATTTGGACGAAAGGTTAGGAATCTTGTTTCATCAGAACAGTATCAAAAGGTATTTCAGACTAAGCTGTCGAGCGATTCAAAGGCCGCTGGTCGTTGGAACACTAATGTGGGTGGTGATTACTTTGCTATCGGTGTTGGCGGCGCTGTTACAGGTAAGGGCGCTGATCTATTGATCATTGATGACCCCCATTCGGAGCAAGAAGCCAAACAAGGCAACGCAGCTGTCTTTGACAATGTGTATGAATGGTTCACTTCCGGCCCCCGTCAGCGTCTACAGCCGGGCGGAGCGATCATTATTGTGATGACAAGGTGGTCTAAGAGGGACTTAACCGGTCAAATTTTAAAAAATTCGGCTAAAGACGGTGTAGATCAGTGGGAAGTCATTGATTTCCCGGCAATCATGCCCTCTGGTAGCCCTTTATGGCCCGGATTCTGGTCTTTACAGGCCCTAGAAGCCCTGAAATCTGAGCTTCCAGTGTCTAAATGGGAGGCTCAGTACCAACAGAACCCCACATCCGAAGAGGGTGCGATCATTAAGCGCGAAAACTGGCAGCTTTGGGAGAAAGAAGATCCCCCTTCATGTGAATACATTATTCAATCTTGGGATACTGCGTTTGAAAAGAACAACCGTGCCGACTATTCAGCCTGTACAACGTGGGGTGTGTTTAAACATCCCAATAAACAGGGCGATTTAAGGCCCAACATCATTCTTCTTGATGCCTACAAAGCTCGTCTTGAGTTCCCTGAACTTAAACACAAAGCTTTGGAGATGTGGAAGGAATGGAACCCAGATACATTGATCGTTGAGAAACGTGCGGCTGGTGCTCCGCTCATCTATGAGATGAGAAAGATGGGAATACCTATGTCGGAGTATACGCCGGGCAAAGGAAACGATAAGATATCGCGTGTAAACGCTATCTCAGACTTGTTTGCATCTGGCATTGTTTGGTGTCCTGAGACTCGATGGGCAGAAGAGGTGATGGATGAACTCGCCTCCTTCCCTAATGGGGATCATGACGACCTTGTTGACTCAAGCAGTCAAGCTTTGATGCGTTTTCGCTTGGGAGGATTCATCTCTATTGACTCTGACGAGGAAGATGAACCTACTTACCATCGCAGAAAAGTAGCGTACTACTAAGGAATATTATGAGCATAGAGCAATCATTGAGCCAAGCCCCATTGGGTTTAAACATGTTAGAGGTAGATGAGTCTCCAACCTTTGAGATTGAGATCGTCAACCCTGAGGGTGTAAAGATAGATATGGATGGCGTAGAGATTGATCTAATGCCAGAAGATGATGAGGAAGGCTTTGATGACAACCTCGCAGAATACATTGATGAAGGTGAGCTTCAAAAAATTGCCACTGATTTAATTGAGATGGTTGAAGCTGATATCAATTCCAGAAAAGACTGGGTTGATATGTATGTCAAAGGTCTTGATGTTTTGGGAATGAAGTATGAAGAGCGTACTGAGCCATGGCTGGGGGCGTGTGGTGTATTTTCAACTGTTCTTACCGAAGCCGCAGTGCGCTTTCAAAGCGAAACAATTATTGAAACCTTTCCGGCTCAAGGCCCAGTTAAGACAGAAATCATTGGTGCAATTGATAAGCTCAAAGAGGAAGCAGCGGAGCGTGTCAGAGATGACATGAACTACAAACTCACGGAAGGTATGCCAGAGTACCGCCCTGAGCATGAGCGCATGTTGTATTCCTTAGGTCTGGCTGGCGCAGCTTTCAAGAAAGTCTACTACGATCCAACCATGGGCCGTCAGGCAGCCATCTTTATCCCCGCAGAAGATGTGATCATTCCTTACGGTGCTTCCAGTGCCATGACCTCCGAGCGTGTGACTCACATCATGCGCAAGACTAAGAATGATATTCGCAAGCTTCAGGTCAACGGCTTCTACCTTGATGAAGATCTTGGCGATCCTCTTGAGTTCTACACCGACGTAGAAAAGAAGAAAGCTGAAGATCAGGGATATAACTTATCTGATGATGACCGCTACCAGATCTATGAGATCCACGTAGACTACGACCTCCCCGGTTATGAAGATGAGAACGGCATCGGTCTTCCTTACGTGATTACCTTAGAGCGCGGTACACAAACAATTTTGTCTGTTCGCCGTAACTGGGTTGAAGACGACAAACACAAACTCAAGCGCCAGCACTTTGTTCAGTACACATACGTACCCGGCTTTGGTGCTTATGGTCTGGGATTGATTCACCTGATCGGTGGATACGCCCGTGCAGGCACATCTTTGATTCGTCAATTGGTGGACGCAGGTACATTGTCCAATCTCCCCGGAGGTCTTAAGACTCGTGGTCTGCGCATTAAAGATGACGATACCCCAATCACTCCCGGTGAGTTCCGAGATGTGGATGTGCCCAGCGGTTCAGTCAAAGACAACATCATGGCTTTGCCATACAAGGAGCCTTCTCAGGTTCTCTTGTCTTTGTTGAATCAAATTACAGACGAGGGCAGAAGACTTGGATCTATCGCAGATATGAACATCAGCGATATGTCTGCCAACGCCCCCGTAGGTACAACTCTGGCTCTGTTAGAGCGCCAGCTTAAGACCATGTCTGCGGTGCAAGCTCGTGTTCATTATTCAATGAAACAAGAGTTTAAACTGCTCAAAGAAATCATCCGCGACTACACCCCTGAAGAGTACGAGTACACACCTGTATTTGGTACACCTCAGGCCAAGCGCGAAGACTATGACATGGTGGATGTTATTCCGGTCTCCGACCCAAATTCAGCCACGATGGCTCAAAGGATCATGCAGTACCAAGCTGTGATTCAGCTGGCCCAAGGTGCTCCTCAGATCTATGACCTTCCATTGCTGCACCGTCAAATGATTGAAGTCTTGGGTATCAAGAACGCAGATAAATTGGTTCCAGTTGATGATGACCAAACTCCTCGTGATCCCGTGTCCGAGAACATGTCATTCTTGACCGGAAAACCTACTAAGGCGTTTATCTACCAAGATCATGACGCTCACATTGGTGTACACACAACAATGATGCAGGATCCTATTGTGATGGGACAGATTGGTCAAAGTCCTATGGCTCAGCAAATCCAAGCTGCAATCATGGCCCACGTTGCCGAGCACGTTGCATTCCAGTACCGCCAGAAGATTCAGGAACAGCTTGGAGCAACATTACCAGCACCTGATGCAAAACTGGATGAGAACGCAGAAGTTCAAATCTCTAAACTTGTGGCCCAAGCTGCAACTCAACTTCTCCAGATGGATAAAGCCAAGCAAGCTCAGCAGCAAGCGGCCCAGCAGGCTCAGGATCCAATTATCCAGATGCAGCAAGCCGAACTCCAAATCAAAGCCAAAGACGCTGAGACAAAACAACTCAAAGTTAAAGGCGACTTGCAGCTCAAAGCTGAAGAGCTATCACTCAAGGCGCAGGAAAGCGCAGCTAGAGTTGGGGAAGATCCCAATATGGCAGCAATGCGTTTACAGCAAGAAATTGCTCAGGCTCAAGAGTTACACGCTTTAGAGATGGCGGCTAAGCAGATGGAGCTTCAGCAAGCGCAGGCCCAACAGCAACAGGCTCAAGCTCAACAGCAGCAAGCCATGATGCAACAACAACAAGTTCACCAACAGAATATGGCTCATGGTGGACAAGTTCATAAGCAAAAAATGGGTCACACCGATTTAGATCAGCTTCAAAAGTTATTAAAAGGTAATAAGGAGTAATCATGGCCAATATGCTTGATGTGTTAAACAAGAAACTTGACGAACAGGTCAAGCAGTTGGTTGATGTTGTTAGTGGTGGTGGTGCGAAAACCTACGATCACTACAAAGAGCTGTGCGGAACTATCCGAGGTCTGCAAACCGCGCAGTATGAACTTGCTGACCTTGTGCGAAAAACGAAGGAATATGACGATGACTGAATTTGATGTCAGTGCGGTTGATCTAAGTGGAGTGCTTAATACCTCTGCTGAAGAAAAAGCCAAACAAGTGCCCGATCCGGCCACTTACCATCTACTCTGTATGCTGCCAAAAGCAGAAGAAGAGTTTAGCGAAACCGGTATTTTAAAATCTGCTACTGCGATGTACCACGAGGAGCTTCTTTCCCCCGTGCTGTTTGTTGCAAAGATTGGCCCTGATGCGTTTAAAGACGCTACCCGCTTTCCATCTGGCGCGAGCTGTAAGGTTGGTGACTTTGTGTTAGTACGTCCTAACACGGGAACCCGCATGAAGATTCACGGTACAGAGTGGAGGTTGATTAATGATGACTCCGTTCAGGCGGTTGTGCAAGACCCTCGTGGTATCCAACGTCCCAACATGTAAGGAATAAATCATGGCCGATACAGAAAAAACAGAATTTGAATTCCCTGATGAAGGGGAAGACAACCCCCGCAAAGGTGGAAAAGTTGTAGAAACTGAAATTGAAATTTCTTCAGATGACAAACCTGAAATTGAAGTTGTAGATGACACTCCAGAAGAGGATAAATACAGAACTCCAATGTCAGAAGCTCCGCAAGATCCTACAGAGGAAGAGCTTGCAAGCTATTCTGAGAGTGTAAAAAATAGGTTTAAACACTTTACCAAGGGCTATCACGAAGAACGCAGGGCTAAAGAGACTGCTCAACGTGAGAAAGACGAGGCTATTCGCATCGCTCAGGCGGTGTTTGAAGAAAACAAACGTCTTAAAGGCTCTGTCAATCAAAGTCAGCAAGTTCTTTTGGAACAAGCCAAGAAAACTGTTAACTCAGAGATAGAAGAGGCTAAAAGACAATATAAAGAGGCATACGAGTCTGGAGATTCAGATAAGCTGTTGGATGCACAGGAAGCACTCACTACCGCCAAGATCCGCGCAGACAAAGTAAATAATTTTAAACCCACCCCTTTACAGGAAAGAGAAACTCCTGTACAAATGCAACCACAGCCTCAACAGGCTGCACCCGTTGACCAAAAACTACTTGCATGGCAAGACCAAAATCAGTGGTTTGGAAGTAATAAACGGATGACTTCATACGCTTTAGGGCTGCATGAAGAGCTTGTTGAGAACGGTATCAGGGTTGGCAGTGAAGAATACTATAAACGTATCGACACTGACATCCGAGAAAGATTCCCAGACCAAGTTGGAGCCGGGGAGTCCGTTGATGCGAAACCTCAACGTACCAAATCCAATATTGTTTCACCTGCTACCCGTAGTACAGCGCCTAAAAAGATCGTACTTACGCAGACACAAGTGAATATCGCCAAGCGGTTGGGAGTTCCTTTGGAACTGTACGCCCGTAAGGTTGCTGAAGAAATGAGGAAATGAAAATGGAAAAATCTATTGCCCGTCAAGGCCGTGATCTGAGCACCCGCGATTCTGTAGAACGTCCAAAACATTGGATGCCTCCACAGCTTCTACCTGATCCCAATCCGGAGGATGGTTATGCGTTTCGTTGGATTAGGATTGCGTCGCTAGGTAAAGATGATGCCACAAACATTTCCGGCAAGTTACGCGAAGGCTGGGAACCTGTTAGGGCTTCTGACCATCCCGAAATCCGTCTGTTTGGTTCTTCCAACGGGAAGTTTCCTGACAGTATTGAGGTCGGCGGTTTGTTGCTTTGCAAAACACCTGTGGAATTTACCAGTCAGCGAAATGAGTACTACCGAAAACAATCGGAAGCTCAGATGGCTTCAGTAGATAACACTTACATGCGCGAGAATGATCCGAGGATGCCTATGTTCAAAGAACGTAAGTCCACGGTCACTTTCGGAAAAGGTCAGTAAACTTTTTGGAGTCTTAAATGGCATATCCTACCGTTGATAAGACGTATGGTTTCAAGCCAGTCAACCGACTGGACGGACTACCCTACGCCGGAGCGATCCGTCAAATCCCAATCGCACCTTCCTATGCAACAGCAATTCTGAACGGTGATACCGTTAAGGTAGACACTAACGGCTACATCGTAGCTGCTAGTACTACTGATTCAGGCGCAATTGTTGGCGTTTTGGTTGGTTGTTCTTACATCAACTCTTTGAGTCAGCCTACGTTCGCACAGAACTATCCAGCTGCTACTTCAACTTCAACAAACATGGCTTTGGCTTTTGTTGTGGATGATCCTAGTGCTGCGTTCCGTGTTGTTGCTACAGTTGCTGGTTCCACCACTCCTACGGCTTATTCCCGTGCTTTGGTTGGTTCTAACGTCGCTTTGGTTGCTAACACTGGTTCTACTACCACTGGTGATTCGTATTATGGTATTGACGGTTCTTCCGCCAACACCACCAATACATTGCCTATTCGCGTGATTGATGTCATTCCTGACACAGCCACAGGCCCTGCAACAACTGCCGCTACAACTTACTATGAATTCATTGTTAAGTTCAACACCGCGCAGTACAACAACACCACTGGTGTTTAAGGAGTAACTTACCATGGCTATTTCACGCGCACAGCTACTTAAAGAGTTGCTCCCCGGTCTGAATGCATTGTTCGGTCTTGAGTACGCCAAATACGGCGAAGAGCACAAAGAGATCTACGAAACAGAGACATCTGAGCGTAGCTTTGAAGAAGAGACAAAACTGTCTGGTTTCTCTGCCGCTCCTGTCAAAAACGAGGGTTCTGCCATCGCTTATGACAATGCACAGGAAGCATGGACTGCACGTTACACCCACGAAACCATTGCGATGGGCTTTTCCATCACAGAGGAAGCTGTGGAAGATAACTTGTATGACAGCCTGTCTTCACGTTATACCAAGGCTTTGGCCCGTGGTATGGCTTACACCAAGCAAGTTAAAGCCGCTTATGTGTTGAACAACGCCTTTACTGGCGGCCCAACATACGGCGACGGCGTGGTGCTTTGCTCTACTGCTCACCCCTTGGTTTCTGGTGGTACTAACAGCAATACACCTTCTACCGCTGCTGACTTGAACGAAACATCGTTGGAAAACGCTGTTATTCAGATCGCTGGCTGGACAGATGAGCGTAGTTTGCTGATCGCCGCTAAGCCTAAGAAGCTGGTTGTTCCTCCTTCTTTGATGTTCGTTGCTACTCGTCTGCTGGAAACCGAACTCCGTGTTTCTACTGCTGACAATGATATCAACGCATTGAAGAACAATGGCTCAATCCCTGAAGGCTATACCGTAAACCACTTCTTGACAGACACCAATGCTTGGTTCCTGTTGACAGATGTGCCTAACGGTTTGAAGCACTTCGTGCGTACCCCCATGTCTACCGGCATGGACGGTGACTTTGACACAGGTAACGTTCGTTACAAAGCCCGTGAGCGTTACAGCTTCGGCGTGTCAGATCCTTTGGGCATCTTCGGTTCACCCGGAGCCTAATAGGCATCAAAAAAAAGGGGAGCTTCGGCTCCCTTTTTTGTTGCAATGGTTTAAACGTAGTGGTATAAACATACTAATCCGGGCTTTCCGGTGTATCAAACAGTCCCGGCTGACGACATACAGATTGATACACTTAACTTGTATGTAAGGACACATATCATGGCACGTACCACGTTTCAAGGCCCAGTTCGTTCATTGGGCGGCATTTATCAACAAGGCCCAGCTACTACTGTTGAAATCACAGCAAGTACCACATTAAGCCCAGAGGCTCATGGTGGTCGTATTATTTCTATTGGTGGTTCTTTGGCTGCTGCATTGACATTGACTTTGCCAGCAATTAACACATCAGCAAACTCTGTCACATCTGGCCCCGGTCAAGACCCAAGCACAGTCAACAACGAAGGCGTTGTTTACACAATCTGGGTTCCTACTACCATCTCTACAAGTTCCTTGAAGATTGGTACTAACGGCACTGACAAATACATTGGCACAATTGTTATGAATGACGTTGATTCAGACGGAGCCGCTTTGGTTGGCTTTTCAGCC